CCCTCCAATCGCTGGTCCCGCATCCTGGCGACGGTTCTTGTGACTGGTGCGGATTTGGCCCGGCTACTCCGGTAACTCTCTGCGAAGAGTGTAGTGGACCGAAGGCAGAGGCGGTTCGGCCATGAGTTGCCCGAAATGTGGATGTCCAGTGACGTATTGCGCCAACGAGGATGATGTTGAACAGGGCTACGATATGGAGAAGTGCGCAACATGCGGCAGCGTCTTTTACTCGATGGATGCCGACGATGAGCCCACTAAGGAGCCAAAATGAATAGCGACAGAATCAAGGAGATACAGAGCCAGACAGCTTTCCCCGACAGCGTGAGCGTGGGTAAGGCGTTATTGCAGGTATGGGACGAGGTGCAGCAGGCGGCGGACGCGGAGATAGCCAGAGCGCGGGCGGAAGCGTTCAAGGGCGGTATGCGGGCGGCGGGGGTGATAGCTGTTAAATTTTTCAGTGGTAGGGCGCTGTATGAGGGCGGGATGATCGCTGAATGTATAGAGAAGGCCATCCTCGCCGCTATTCCATCCGAGCCCGCCAACCAGTGCGACGGTTGCAACTCCGGTATGCCGGTAGAAAACGGGATACACCAGAGCGCGGTGGGTAATCACATGTGCTGTAGCAAGGGTCGGTATGCGGAGCCCGCCAAGGTGCCGGAGGTGTATGGTTGCCATTGCGAACTCGCATCAGGTGAGGTGGCGGATTCTTGCGTAATTGGTACGGATGAAGAGGATGATTGTCTCTATGCCATAGAAATAGCGAGGGCGCGCGAAAAGCGGGAAGATTGCGAGTATTGGTTACCCATCAGCGTGAGGGATGAATGAGCGACCGCGCCATATATTGCCACAAGTGCCGCGCGTATCTCGGCGTGATCCGTGACGCGAAGCTGCGAAATGACATCGTGTGTATGTGCGGGAAGTGTGCTAATCCGGCGAAGGGTGGCATAGACGAGCTATTTAGGGCGATGGGGGTAAGTAAATGAGAGAACCAAGATTGCTGGAAGATAACAGGGTGGAGGTTGTTATATGCGGGTCTGGCACACATGTTTTTGTGCTAGAGCGGCTAAACGCGCTAATCGCACATCTCCAAGCGGCAAGAAAATTGCTCGTGCCGGAAGTGTTCGGATGCCATTGCGACCTAATGGCCGGAGAGCCGCCCGATGGGTGCGTTATGGATACCGGCGATTACCACGACTGCACGCACGCCATGCCGGGCCGGAAGAAGGAAAACTGCGAATTTTGGCGGGTGATATCATGATGTTCCCGAAGCCGACAGTGTGGCGGTCCCGTAAATACCTTGACTATGTAAAATCCCTCCCGTGCTGCGTATGCCAATTCCCTGCCGATGATCCCCATCACGAGCAAGCCGAGGGCCAGGGAGGAATAGGAACGCGCCCCAGCGACGAGAGAACATTGCCTTTATGCCGAGTCCACCACGACATGCGGCAGCACGGCAGTCAGGGGCGGATGATATGGGCATGGTGGGAGGTTGACCCCGAAGCGGCGATATTGGACACGCAGGCCGCATGGTACGCAAAGTTCAAATCGCGTCCTTGGCTCGCCCCGTGACTTGACTGAGATAAGTTTACTTGACATTGCAATGTTTTTAGGCTACCGTGGGCGCGTTAGCTAACTAGGGGGGATTATGGATCTGGAAATTAAAATATTTCTCACGTCACTTATATTTTTTCTGATTTCGGTACGGATAATCGCGACACACGAATCAGATGACTTCAATCTGCCAATGCTCATACTGGTTTTAGTAACTTGCGCTGCTTCTATTGTCGGGTGTATTGGTGCCACTCTCTACCGGATATGGGCATGACCCCCCGCCAACACGCTGAATCCGTATTCGCGCAGAATCCCACCTTTGGCAGAGATAAGTTGTCGAAGGCCGCAGGTTGCACAACCTCCATGGCGCAGAGGGTGATAAAGGCAAACCGCATGGTCTTCCAGATGCCGAGGGAGGGGGAGCCGGGGTGGGTGCCGAAGATGGGGGCGAAGGCTGTAGATAAATCAACAAATATTGTGCAAAGTTCTACAGCGCCGGAAGCCGTGGCAGGGTATCACACCATCGTCTCGCTGCATGACTGGCATGTCCCGTACCATGATGCGAAAGCGGTTGACTGCCAACTCCAATTCTGCCGCCATATCCAACCGAACGAAATCATCCTTCACGAACTGCATGACTTTTACGCGCTTTCCAAGTTCAACAAGAATCCATCCAGGGCGCACCAGTTGCAGGACGAGATAGACGAAACGTTTAAGTTGATGAAGCGGCTAAGGGGGTATTGCCCCGACGCTACAATCCGCCTATTGAAATCCAACCATACCGACCGGCTGCAAAGATACCTCTGGAGCAACGCAACGGCGCTGCATGGCATTAGGGCGCTGGAATTGCCTAACCTGTTCCGGCTCCAAGAGTTAAATATCAGCTACGCTCCAAACTATCAGTACAAGGGCGCTCTGTTCAAGCATGGTCATATAGTGCGCCAGCAATCAGCCTATACCGCAAATGCTGAATATACGCGGGAAGGGACTAGCGGCATGTCGGGCCATTGCTTTGACGAAGAAACTGAAATACTGACTAAGCGCGGGTGGGTCAAAGGCTTTGATTTAGTTGCCGCAGATGAAGTTGGCACCATGAACAAAAAATCTTGGCAGTTTGAGTGGAACGGAATTAACGAATTCCACCAATACGCCGATTACCGCCAATTGCACAAAATTAAGACTACAACCGTGGACCTAATGGTAACCGATAAGCACGGGCTTATTTTTGAGACTAAGCGAGGCAAGCAAAAGGAAGCAGAAGCTCAAGAAATAATAAACACAGGCAGGGAAATGTTGTTCTACAACAGCGCAAAATCAAATCCCAACGAACAAAACATTGACCTTGATGAAAACGTGGTACGACTGATTATAAATATTGTCACAGACGGCCATTACGAGGGCAACGCGATACGATGGCACATGAAAAAGGAAAGGAAAATATCGCACCTCATAGGATTGTTGGACACACTCGGGATGACTTACAGTGTAAGCTCAAAAGGTGATAAAGGCACAACTAAAATACGGGTCAGTTGTGAATCCTCAAAAAAATATACTAACATAATCGGACAAGTAAAACAGCTTCCGGCATGGTTCGCAAACTTGACATCGGAACTTGTCAGTGTCGCGCTAGACGAATACTCTATAACTGATGGGTGCAAAAATTCATCGGCTGCGAACAGCTATCAGATATGCAGTAATAAGGAATCAGAGATAGACATCTTGCAGGAAATGTTTGCTAGGAACGGATACAGATCATCCAAAATTTTGAACCAATCTACTTTTGTGCTGACGGTCAACACTAGAAGCATGTGCAGGGTTGGGAAAAAGAATATCACTGTGGAGAACTATAGCGGCAAGGTTTGGTGTGTCAGCGTAGATAACGGCACGGTTCTAGTTAGGCGCAACGGCAAGGTGACGGTAACTCTGAATACTCATCGAGGTGGAGCCTTTTACCGCACAGTGCGCGGCGGCTCTTACGTGTGGATAGAGGGCGGGTGCGGGTGCGACCTTAGCCCCGAGTACATCGAGGATGATGTTGCGAACTGGCAGCATGGGATGGGAGTGGCAACATTTGAGAACGAGGGGAAACAGTATCATTTACAGTTCGTCCCGATCATTCACGGCAAGGTTTTGTGGGGGTCGAAGCTCATCACTCACCAGCTCGGGATACCATTTTTTAAGGAGTAGATAGATATGTTTTGCTGGCACAGATGGGCGGCATGGGGCGGGAGGTTTACATTCGGGGATATTTTTTTAGAGCATAGAGTTTGCCGTAAATGCGGCAAGACCGCACAGCGCAGAATAGGGTGGAGCCCCGATACACGTTAGGAGCGCGGCGGAGGATTGGCACGGAGTACAGGAGTCGGCGCAGCCGCTGTGGTTGCAAACTTAGGAGGGGATAGTATGGACGGATGGGATGTGGCAATAATGGTGCTGTTTGGGGTAAATCTGGGATGAGCGGCAATGAACCGCAACTTCTCGGCCGCAGCCGGATGGTTTTGCGCCATACTGGAATGCACGCGCCGGTTTACTTAACTCCGAAAAGAATCCACTTGACATAGTGGGTGTTTTAGTGTACCGTGGGGCAAGTTGAGAAATCAACATAGCGTATAACGCTAGCCCAGCGGCCCTCCTGCGGGGTGTCGCCCTCCCACTGGTCGAGTATCCTGCTCCCACGGGTCAAGGGTCGGCTATGTAGCAAGGCGCGACTCCCGACGCTAATATCGGGATACCTTATTGAGTTCCCGCTCTGCCCTGCTGCTTAATCTCAGCTTATAGGCATCGGGTTTGGAAGACCTCCTTATGGAGGCGGTAGATGCTCACTGCCCAAAAAAGAGCCCTTACGCGACTACCTCTCCCGTGCGGTCGTATTGGAAACTAGGTCAACGGGAATAGTTTGCCCCCTCGCTCGCGTGGCATAAAGGCTAATCGCGGGTGATGCGAACAGGCCACGGAGTGGGGGCGCGATTTAACTTAGGGGGAAATATGCGTTTCGTGGGAAACAGTATTGATGCTGCGGGTAACCTCATTGTCACGCGTAACCCGCAGGCTATCTATATGGAGGGAGTGCAGGGGTTATCGCTGTCTAATTTCCATTTCGTTGGAGTGCAGAACACCACCTTCATACACAAGGTGCGCATTGTTTGGCAAGTTGTTAGGTTTGTATTTGGGAGGCAAGAGCGCGTGAAAGCGGGATAGATGTAACCATGTCAAACACCGGGGAACTTTGGGCGCTAGGGCAACTTAGCCAGGTATTGCGCGGAAGCGCGGCGGTATTAGTGGCAGCGGCGAAGCCGGGGAAGCCCGCGAAGGTAGCCGAGTGAAAAATACCAGGCGTAGATACGGGGATATTACGGGGATGGTGGTAAATGGATGTACTGCTTTAGGGCGAAGCACCCATAAAGACAAACATAACCATGCGCTATGGGTCGTTAAATGCCACTGCGGCAGTGTTAGAGATGTAATGGCATCATCTTTTGTGAGAATAAAATCATGCGGGTGCATATCTAAGCAGCGAGGCCCTGGAAATCCGGGGTGGGAAGGGACCGATAATATAGGTCTTGGCCATTGGACGAATATAAAAAAATCTGCAAGAGTGAGAAAGATACCTTTTGATGATAATTTAACCATTGAAGATATATCCGACCTGCTAGGAAAGCAAAGCTATAAATGCAAACTTTCTGGTATGGATATACAAGCGAAAGGGACATATAGCCGTAAGTTCACCGCATCACTAGATCGCATAGACAGTGATGCCGGTTACACTCTGGAAAACTTACAATGGGTGCATAAAGATATCAATAGGATGGAAAGCGTTTTCAGTGAAGACCGATTCTTTGAATTATGCGCCGCCGTAATTAAAACGAGGGATACGCAACATGTTGATTCCTAAAAGATTTAAGCTACTCGGCCACACGGTAGAGGTAAAAGAGGACCCCGAGAGGTTCTATGAGCGCAATTCCTTCGGGTCATGCAGCTTTGAGGCGAAGTGGATTAAACTTGTCCCGCCGTCTCCTTCACACCCGATAACGCAGAGTAGCCTTGAGCACACGTTCATTCACGAACTCGTCCACATGTGCATATATCACACAGAGCAGGGGCAGCTTAACGATAACGAGGGATTCGTGGACGCGCTAGCGGGGCTGTTGCACCAGGCGCTCACATCGGCTGAATACGAGTAAGGGCGGATATGGCGAAGAAGGGGAAAGCAGCGCAGGGGGAAGAAACGGAGATGGTAGAAGTTACCATTGATAAGCCGAAGTCTACCCCGCTCACTGGCAAATGCACACTGCCGGGAGCAAAGGCGCTAACGCTTGCGGGTGAACCTTTCGGTAGGCCCACGGATTACCGCCCAGAGATGTGTCACATTGTGGTTGATCTGGGGCGACAAGGCTACAGTAAGGCGATGATAGCAGCACACGCGGAGATAGATGTGGCGCGGGTCACGCTCGATAGATGGTGTGATGAGCATGTTGACTTTTGTCACGCCATGCTACGCGCTCGGGAGCTAGCCCTTGCGTGGTGGGAGTCTCAGGGCAACATGGGCATCTGGAGTCGCGAGTTTAACGCTAACGCCTACCGGCTCCAAGTTACCAACCGCTTCCCCGATGATTGGCGCGATAAGCAAGAGGTGGACACGAAGCACAGCGGGTCAATCGGCACGCCAGAGTTGAATGTCTACGTTAACGGAGTGCTAGATGGATCTGACCCTCCACCCTCAACAGCATAAGGCTTTCGAGAGTATCGCCACGGAAATGCTCTATGGCGGGGCGGCTGGCGGCGGGAAATCTCACCTTATGCGAGTGGCGGCAGTGTCATGGTGCTACGCAATCCCCGGCTTACAGATTTACCTTTTTCGGCGAATCAGCGGCGACTTGAATAAGAACCACATGGAAGGCCCGTCAAGTTTCCCTGTCATGCTATCGGATTGGGTGTCTAAGAAGTTCGTCAAGATAAACGGCGGCGATAACACCATTGAGTTTTGGAATGGCTCTAAGATATTCCTTTGCCATTGCCAGTATGAGAAAGATAAGTACAAGTACCAAGGCGCAGAGATACACGTCCTGCTGATTGACGAACTGACCCACTTTACCGACTCAATATACCGCTATTTGCGCGGTCGTGTCCGTATGGCGGGTTTAAACTTACCGGCGAAGTACAAGGGCAAGTTCCCCCGCGTCATATGTGGCAGTAACCCCGGCGGCGCTGGGCATCATTGGGTAAAGGCCGCGTTCGTTGACCATGGTCCGATGACTGTCACGCGGCAACCGAAGGAAGAGGGCGGGATGCTTCGGCAGTATATCCCCGCCAAGATGGACGATAACCCGACGCTTCTTGACGAAGACCCCGAATACATGAACCGGCTGGAAGGGCTAGGCAATCCCGCGCTCGTCAAGGCCATGCGCTCCGGTGATTGGAACATTGTTGACGGCGGCATGTTTGATGACCTGTGGAGTGATAGGACGCACATACTCACCCCGTTTGAGATCCCGAAGACGTGGCGCGTTGACCGCTCGTTTGACTGGGGATCGTCCAAACCCTTTTCCGTGCTGTGGTGGGCTGAATCAGACGGCACAGAGGTAACGCTAAAGGATGGGAGTAGACGCAACTTTGCACGCGGGACGCTCTTTCTAATCAGCGAATGGTACGGATGGAACGGCAAGCCGAATGAAGGGCTAAAGATGCTCGCTGGCGATGTTGCCAAGGGCATAAAAGAACGCGAGGCGCTGTTAGATTGCAAAGTGCGCCCCGGACCCGCCGATAATAGCATATTCGACACGCAAGACGGCCACTGCATAGCCGATAACATGTCGGCGCAGGGGATAAGGTGGGAGCGGTGCGACAAGTCGCCTGGAAGCCGAATCAACGGGTGGGAATTGCTACGTGGGCGGATATCGGCTAGTAAGCAAAGCCCAATGGAAGACGCGGGGCTATTCGTATTTAACCACTGCCGTCAATGGCTCAGAACGGTGCCAACTTTAGCGCGGGACGAGAAGAAGCCGGATGATGTCGATACCTCCAGCGAGGATCATGCCGGAGACGCAACGAGATATCGAATCGGAGTAGTCAAGAAAACCGCGTCCATCGAGCACATGTGGTAGGGGGGGGAAGATGGGGTTGCCTGGATGGAAGAGAGTAGATGTTTCGCCGCCACCTATCGACACGGATATATTGGTTTACCCTTCATGGCGTGCCGGAGATGATATGGATGTCGGCCACTGCTGGCGAAGCAGCGAAGGCATATTAAGGTGGTCTATCGCAGGATCTTCAGGCGGCAGTATCGGTAAAAACGTGACGCATTGGCAAGAGCTACCGAAGGCCCCGTAACACAATCCAACCAGCACCGCCGCGATGGCAGGAGCGCCCAATATGGCAGAACAGAAGATAGATGTCAGCACGCCGAGTCCTGTATACATAGAGTTGGAAGAGAGGCGAGCCTTAACCCGCGACCTCCTCGGCGGGACTCCTGCCATGAAACGCGCTGGCCGCAAGTGGCTACCGGAGCACCCCGGGGAAATTGGAGGAGGGAATTATAACCTGCGTCTCGCTGGCAACGTGCTAACCCCCTTCACCGCGCAGGCTATCGACAAAGCCAACGGTAAGCTCTTCGCCAAGCAGATCACCCTCACTGACGTTCCCCCCCAAATCGCCGCACTGATGGAAGATTTCGACCTCCAGGGGCGAGACTTCAACGCGTTCGCTATGGACGCCACGCGCTCAGCGTGGGCAGACGGAGTGACATACATCCTTGCCGACGAGCAGAAGCCAGACAAGAAGATCGTCACCGCAGCCGACCGCACCGCCGCCAACCTTCGCCCCTATGCCGTCCACATCAAAGCGTGCTGCCTGCTGGACCCCGTTGTTTCCGAGATGATCGGCGGCAAGCGGACGATTACCCGTATCCGCATCAAGGAATGTACTCAGGTGCCTGATGGCAAGTGGGGATACCGCGAGCAAGAGCGTATCCGCGTGCTGGAGCGGTGGCCGGATGGCTCCATTATCTACCAGATATGGGAGGAGCAAGAGACCGCGAACGGCAAAGAGTGGGTGATGATCGAAGAAGACATCACCGCCATGAAACAGATTTACCTCATCGCGCTCTATACCAACCGTACGGGCTTCATGATAGGTGAGCCAGCGTTCCAGGCCACCGCAGAGCTGAACCTCGCCCACTGGCGCGTCACTTCAGAGTTGCAGAACACCGTCACCATGTCGTGCTTTGAGATGCTGGCAGCAACCGGTGTCACTAAAGAGGACTGGTCTGGCGATGTCGGCCCGAATAAGATAGCCCGATGTGTCGCGCCTGATGGGAAATTCTACTGGCTCTCACCATCCGGTTCCGGTGCCAAGATTGCCAGCGATTACCTCAAGGACATCGAAGCCCGCATCGAGAGCGCAGGCGCGTCCCTTCGCGTCGAGCGTGCTGGTAACGTGACCGCGACCGCTGCGGCTATCGACAGTGAGGAAGGGTGTGCTGGCTTGAAGGCGGTAGCAGAATGCAACTCTGACGCGCTGGAACTGCTGCTGCAATACTTCGCGGAGATGCTGGGGCTTGATACGAAGAAAGCGGGCAGCGTTGCGATTAATACCGACTTTGGGGCTGCGAAAGGCTCGGATGCAGGTTTGACATCACTCGACAAGGCGCTCGCCCTCGGCAAGCTCTCCGAAGAGTCGTACTTTGAAATTATGGGGTGGAGAGGCGAGACGCCGAGCGACTTCGATATCGAACTTAACCGTGAACGACTCGCCGCAGAAGGCCCAAGCCTCGGCACACTAACCAACCGCAACGCACAAGGAGATATATAATGAGTGACCCCTACAGAGACAGAGTACTTGGCCCCAACGCACCCGCCCGCCGCGCAGCAGCAGTGACCCTTTCCGATACCGTTGACCTCCCCGAAGTGTCACGCGCCCTGCACGTCGGCGTTGCTGGAGATATCGCGGTGATAATGGCCGATGACGCCACTTCGGTAGTGCTAAAGGACGTGGGCGGAGATGTGGCATACATGGTCAAGCGCGTGCTGGCGACAGGGACCACGGCAACAGACATCGTGGCTCTGTATTAAGGGGGCCGCAATGAAGCGAATATTGCTAGCCGCCGCGCTGGTGCTACTGGTCGCTGCTCCGAGTTGGGGCTTTGGCTTTGGGTTCGGCTTCGGTACGTGGTTCGGAGGAAAGGCCCGCGCCCAGTGGGTCGATCTCGTCCAGTCTCTCGGGTGGTCCACGCCCACCCACAACTTCGGCAGCAAGGACGTAGGCACCTCTGCGACTACCACGTTCACCGTCACGAACTCCGGCAACGATACGGCGGAGGACGTGACCACCAAGGTGACAGGGGGGGGGTTCAGTCTCTACAGCTCGACTACTTTCGGCAATATCTCAGCCGCCCGCACACGCACCGCCAAGGTGAGATTCACGCCGGCAGGCAATGGTGCATTTACAGGGTTCGCCAGCTATTCCGCGCCGAATATCGCACGGGTGAGCGTGGCACTGAGTGGTACGGGGACAGGAGGCGCACCAGTTGCCTCAGCCAGCCCGTCAACGCTTGACTACGGTAACGTGGACACGGGGACGACGAGCACGCTCACGGCGACGCTGACCAATACAGGCACGGCTGATCTGGTTGTCGGCGCGCCGTCGATAGCCGGCACCGACGCGGCCAAGTTCAGCATCTCCTCGGACGCCTGCAACGCGGCGACCGTAAACCCTTCGGCCGACTGCCTAGAGAGCGTGATGTTTACTCCGGGGGAGACTGCGGGCGGACCATATACTGCATCACTTGAATTCCCGCATAATGCGGCGGGGACGCCTACAGTAGTGGCTTTGAGCGGGACGGGAGTAACACCTGCGGTAGCGTGCAACTCAACTCCGACCGTAACTTACACTGGGGGCGGGACCATAGACACATCCGTGGGCGATTCAGCAAACAGAAGCAAGGTGGGTGTCTTCTACGCCGACGTGACAACCTACAGCATTTGTGCGATTGACATAGAATTGAAGGTCGGAGCTGGGGATATAAGTAGTAAATCTTACGTAGCCAAAGCGTATTCTGCGGCGACAGCCAACTCCTCGCTAGGTACTCTGTTAGGCACATCTGACGCTGTTTCTGGTTCGACAATTACCGGCACATTTGCATACATTCCATTTACGTTTCCGGCGGCTGTGAATTTCCCCCAGAATGCCGTAATTGTGGTGCAGCCCGCAGACGGTGCAGCAGACGCTGCGAATTACGCCACTCTACGCTACGGCGCGGGGATAGCGGGATGGCAATCACTGCACTCGTACCAAAACTCGGGTACGCACTATGAAAACATCGGGGCGAAAACCCTCAACATGAAGATCTACACAACGCCATGAGGGATGTGAGGGATGTTATGAAACTGCGACTAATTCTCTTAATTATACTTCTGGGCTGTGCTTCTGGCGGCGCTCACGCTGCGACCTATTACGTTGACGGCAGTGTGATTGATGATGCTGGCAACGGGGCGATAAGCACCCCCAAGAAATACATCCGCTCGGGCGCGTCACTGCTCGCTTCAGGAGACACGCTCGTCATCAAAAACGGCACATACACGGGGGCTAATAATATCATCGGCTGGAACGGGGTGACTTTACAGTCCCTCCCCAGCGGAACTGCGGGAAACTACACCACGATACAGGCTGAGAGCGTCGGCGGGGTTGTGGTGGATGCTGAGTATCTGCGGGCAGCATTCCAAGTTTATGACACCAACACGGTGAACTATCTACATGTCGACGGGATTCATTTCAAGCACGGGTTGAGCGGGCTATTCTACCTTGGAGGTAGTTATAACTGGGTGTCAAATTGTGGCTTTGAAGACGGAATGCCTGTAGCGTCCAACACTGAAACGGCAATTGCCTCAATCACGGAGGGGTCTTACAATCTGGTTGAAGATTGTTGGGTCTGGGGTAAGGGTCGTTACGGGTTTTACACGGGATCAATCCTTGGAGGCACGGACCACTCCATATTCCGAAGGGTAGTTGTTAGACTGGATGCTTCACCTACAGGTTACATGAGCGCAAGTCTTCGATTTTATAATTCGAACAACAATTCGATGCAGAACTGCATTGTGATTGATTCGCTGGTTGACAATGGCGCAGGCGGGCTGGGATGTAACTCACCGAGCGTGGAGTGTATCGCATTTGCCCTTGGAGGGAGTAGCTCGGCAGGCGAATGGTCACACATCTTCAACGGAAATATCGCGCTGAATAACCCCGGCAGGTGGGGCTTCAGTAATGAAAAAGGGGTAATGGACGACACCAAGCCGAACGTTTGGGCCAATAGCGTATTGTGGGGAAATGAAAACGGGTTCTACCCCTACAATCTAGCCATAGGTGACTCAGCCTATAATGTATCTGGTAATAAAAACGTGTGGAATGTCTCAAACATGCTCGTAGGGTCAACCACGTATGGCGTGGCATTAACAGCCACCCGGCTCAACAACCAATACAATATCAGCAATTCAATTTTCACTGGCAACACTGTGTCAGCCTTTGGCGACACAGATAAAACTATGAGTCGGGTTATTACTGACACCATCGCATACAACAACACATCCAATACGTGCCTTTCTGGTGTTGGGTGTACATCCACAGGGTTGGACACTACCACAAATCCTATGACTTCGATTGTCAGGCACCTCCCACGCGTAGAAACAGGGACTATCGGGCCAAACATCATGTACCAGATAGGTGGGACGGGGAATATCCACGGCGCGGCAGGATGGAATGACACAGGGGCTACCCCACTTTGGCCGCTTGCAAATGAGACTGCGTGGTCGGCCAAAATGAAGGCGTATGCTGCGTCTAACAGTGGTGATCGGGGCTTTGCCGCATTAAGTGGTACTACAGACTCACCGCTTACGGATTATATCTGGAGTTATCTAGGCACTCCGATGACGGCGGCAGGTATTTACGCTGCAGGCGTCGCCCCCACGACTACGCCGTCCAAAGCACCCGGTCGCTACCTCACCACGCAGCAACTCTCCCTCACTACTACCGCAGGGACCACGAAATACTGCTTCGGTGCGGGATGCACGCCGACCGCTACATACTCCAGCCCGTTCGACGTGATGAAGAACCTCGCGCGGCAGACGGTGCGGGTGCAGAGTACGGACGGCAGCAATGTGGAGACGGTGCAGGATCTGGTGTTTCTGAAGCAGCGCCGAAAGTAGCAATTACCGCGAATTAATGCTATAATAGGCCAATGGCCGATATCATCGACATACGCCGCAAGGTGCCGGAGCCGAGATGGTGGATACACTCTTGCGGTGGGACGAAGTTCTTTCTCCGCGATGACGGCGCTATCGTGTGCTGCAACTGTGATGCAAAGGTGGGCGAATGGCAAATGTGAATGATAAATTGATGTCCCTCGCAATTCGGGCGCAGATTGACAACAGCCGGTTTGCCAATAAGCTGGTGCGCGATATCGTCAGTCTACTCAATGACGCCAACGAAGACCTCGTTGCCCAACTCATCAAGCGCCACATGAAAGTGAAGGAAGGCGCGTGGACTTCGGCGCGGTTGCAATCTCTAGTGGACGCGCTCACGGCGATGGTGGCGGATGGTGGTAAGGTGGTCTACGAAGCGATACAGGCTCCTTTAGCCGACTTCGCCGCGCATGAGGCCCAAGGTGCGGCAGCGGGCTTGCGCCGGTCTTTAGGGCTAGACGCGGAAGAATTAAAGGTGACAGATGAACTCCTTGACCTTGGGCTAAAGTCTTCCAAGGCGTCCCGCGTGCGATTTGAGTTAGACGAGGATGCACAGGGCGTAAGGCCCGGACAGTTGCGGGCGCTCGACAGGTTGGTTTCCAGCGGAGATAAAACGACCGCAGAGATAGCACAGGGATGGGAAAATGTGCGTGAGTCTATCAGGGCTCAATATGGGGATTCGGTTGTACTATACCGGGCCGACGCGCCAATTAAAGAGCGTAACGCTAAGGCATTAACCGCCTATTTTGGGGATAGGGACTTAGCAAAACAGTTCACCGATAAGGACCGCGTAGCAATGGCCTACAAAATCCCCGTCGATGACATTGTGGCGCTTTACGTGAGAGACAGCGGTTATTACGAGTTCATCGTCTCTATACCGGAAGGAGGGTTCACCCCACTCGTTGACAGTGTGCCGCCTAGTTTGCTGAATGTGGCGCTAGACGTTATCACCCCCAACATCGATCAGCTAAAAATACTCGTCGACAACGCCCCGATACAGGGCGCACTCCTTGGTGAATTATGGGAGCAGATGGACGCGAAAGCGGCGTTGAGAGTGGCGCAACAGATACGATTGGGCGTCACGGAGGGCGAAGGCATCGCAGCCATCGTGCGGAGGTTGACCGGCAGCGCGAGGGATTACGAGGCCGGGATATTTGCGATAGTGCGGAGGGAGTGTGAAACTCTGGTGAGAACCAGCGTCAACCATATCTCAAATCAAGCGATACAGGCGACCTACGCGCAGAATAAGGACATTGTTAAGTCGTGGACGTTTCTCTCTACGCTTGACGGCAAAACGAGCGTTACATGCCGATCCCTTTCGGGTTCTGTCCATAAGATAGGCGAGGGTCCGATACCGCCAAGGCACCCCAACTGCCGCAGTTTCGCCTCCCCTAATCTCGCTACGTGGAAGGAACTCGGTATCGACCTTGACGAACTCCCGCCATCGCTGCGTGCGTCCCAAAATGGCCCCGTTCGCGCAGATATCACTATGGATGAGTGGATGAGGGGGCAATCGAAGGAGGAGGTAAGGGACATGCTCGGCGCTACGCGGGCCAAGTTGTTTTGGGAGGGAGCGCCGGTTACTACCTTCGCGGACAATAAGGGTATCGTGTATTCTATCTCTGACTTGAAGGAACGCCAAACCGCCGCCTTCGCCCGCGCGTTCGCCTAGCATACGGACATTCCCCCGCCCCCCGCCGAACGTTCCAATGGTGATACATTTCAGCCCCCGCAACCATCGCAGCGAACACAAAAAAGCCCGCACTCGATCTGAGGCGGGCTTTTTACTTGCGTCGTGGCTCTATGGCCTGCCGCTGGCCGCTGGTGGTGTACCGTAGATTTCGGGTATTAGGTCTTTTATAGCCCCGTTCGGCTCTCATGCTAATCTATGGCATATCGCCTCGATGTGATCTCTATGGTTGGCGAAGTCGGCCCTTGCCGCTCGCTCAGTAGCGTTAAACTTTACCCTGTCATGCCGCAGTTGTCAATAAGAATTATCGCAGGGGCTAGCTATGACTCCGTTGCCATATCCGCGCATTATGCTAAATACGTCATACTGGCGCACTTGCACGTATTGACCGTATGCCTACATGCCGCGCAAACTGAGCCGCCCGCGACATTCTCCGCGAGTTGTACATCCTCCGTTTTGGCAAGATACGGGTTATGGTGCCATTTGCCGCCGATGCCCACAGATCCCCACATGAAATTTAGCTGGTATCGTTCGCTCATACTGGCGGAGTGAGGGGGCCGTACCACTCCCACCCGCCCAGGTGATCCACCGTTTCCTCGTACTTTGTGCCGTGATATTGCACCCAGAGGCGGGAGTCACCGATGGGTTGACCCACGCGCACTAGCAGCAGACGATGCGCTTGATGTAGCCAGTAAAACCCCGCCTCCGTGGGCGCGTCACTTGTCCATTCCATCACCACTCGCATTCTGGAGCCTCCAGAGCCACCGTAAAGCGCGTGCCGCATTTCGCGCATTGCCAAGCGTTGACGCAGCATCCCGACGTGCCGCAACCGTGTGCGATCTCCTCGACAGAGGTAGGCTCCTGTTCCTCCACCGCTCCACCGCATGAGCACGATATGCTCTCAATTTCTCTCACTCATAACTCCTTGCGCGGCAGAGCCGGGCGGTTAGTAATCCCCGTTATTTCCGCATGTTGGCGGGGCGAAGCCGGCGCAATCAACGCAGACCGCCTCACCGTCAATGAACACAAACTCCATTGTTGCCCAATGCTCAAAACCACACTTTACACATTTCATCTCCACCCCCTGTAATTTACCCTCGCGGCATGGCGGGGGTTAGTTGAACGCCCACAATAGCAGGCAGATGGTGCCAAGTATGGCGATGGCCATCACCGTGAATTTGCCGACAGCTTCGAAGAATGCGCCTGCAAGATCCGACTCACGCATAATTTCCCCCTCCATTAGATTGACGCTAACACTGCCGCGCTAGCGGGGCGACTACGCCCAACGCATTATCATGCATCGGGCCATCTGCGTCCCATCTTCCGCAGTGTAAAATGACCCCTGTGAGCCGAAATAGTTATCGGGCGTCCATCCCTCTGGGCAATGAACAGCACACGCAGCAATGGCAACGTCCTTCTTGCGATCATAACCGTCAACACCTATCGGGAAGGAGAAACTTTTATGCTCCCGCACCTTCCCCACGTTTTCAAGGCCCCCCACGTTGATAACGCAAGGAACGTGCGCTTGGCGGGACATTGCCGCGCAGGTCTGTTCTGCGTCAAGCTCGATGTCGCAAAATGCGATCACGGCGTCTGAATCGTCCAGCCTAATCGACATTCCTTTTTCTGAAAATAGCAACGTTATCTTACCCTTAATCGTTTGCATACTTTGCCCCCCTTATAATTTCCCACATCCAGAGAATACCAAACCCCCTTCACCCTGTCAACTATTTAGTGGCACAGGAGGGGGTGTGGTTACTTGGTTAAGTTGCTAGGCGCGCTAAAATGTTTCCCGCTTGCTGTTTTCCCACGCTTCCGCTTTCTCCACGTCGATGATTATTTTCTTGCCGAGCTTGATTATAGCACCGGACGCGCTCAGACCGTTAGTGGCGCGGTTGAATAGAATCCACCGGAATGACGCCATGGTGTGATAGGGGTGAGAATCCACGTATTGCTGGACGGTCATCTTCATTGAGTAGCTCCTTTTTATGGGCAAATCTGTTTGCGGGTTATTGAGAACTGGTCACACTTCTGGCAAGCGTCTATGTGGCGGGAGTCTCCGCTATAATCAAGACATTCTTGGCGGCAAACGAGAAGGTCACCCTTCTCTGGACACTTCACCTTTTCTTCCAACATCGGCGCATCCGCCTGCATGGCGGTGCCAGACGAAAGGAGGTTCTTGGAGTTGACCAGCTTCGATGCCTTCGCCCCGTGGTTGAGGTCAAGGCACATTAGCTTAATCGTCTGGTCAACGCGCTTGCCAAGTTCGCTGTAAATCTTCATCAGTACAAGCGCCCGCTCATTGTCAATCTTCCCACTGTCAAGCTGCTTCCTTATTTCCCGAATGTCCATGTACTCCGTTTCGATGATTCCCATGTTATTCTCCCTTAATTGATAAATGCAGTTGCTTCAACTCTCGGCTCATTAATATTTTATCTCTCTTGATTTCAAAAAGTTCTGGAGTTAATTTCGAAACTGGCAAGCGCAGTCTAGCCGCAACGTAGCACATAGTTATGTCCTCAGCACTCTTCTTGCTGTAGGCGGCAAGCTTATCTTTGTTTGCGTTATTCCATGCGTTCTTATTGGACCTCGCCCTTTCTGGGTTTTCGGCCCGCCATTTACGGTTGCCTGCTTGAGTTTCATTTGGGTGTGCGGCATGCCAAGCGGCGCTACGGAGTCGGGCTGCTTCAGGGTTTTGGGTACGCTTTATACGGTCCTTCTCCCTGGCAGACATTAAATCTCCGAGCCTAACAACGCTACGGCGCTCGCGCAGAACATCGGCGTGGTCCTTGCGCCATATTTCGGCTCTCATCGCCTGGCATATTTTACAGTCATTCCGCTTGTTCACATTCTCCGGCGTCCGCTCATGCCCCCTCTTGCAAAGTTTAACCGTGTTCATACTACTTACCCCCGTTCATAAACCTCTTGATGTCCGACCCGCGATACCTGACAAACTTGGGAGACAGTTTGATAAATGGCAGTAGCGGAGTCTCCTTCATGGCATCTTTGGCGAGAAAATTGATTGAACAGCTAAGAATCACAGACACCTCCGGCCTTGTATATAACTGATCGTCCATCACCCGCCCGTCACTTGAAAATAACCCGCCGTTTGATTTATTCGACATGTATCACCCCTTATTAGCCGTTTTGTGCTGCATGTGTACATATTGCCACGTATGGGCGCTAAAGTCAACACAATAGTTCACTGTGCCAGGATTAATGTTTACTCCGTTCCGTCATAATCATGACTAAGTAATTATGCACTTGACAAAGATAAGAAGTTGTGATAATGTGGGCGCGTAAAAAAGTAAGTGCCCGACTCCTGCGGCGTTGTAGCGGGGAGGTGACGCCAGCTATACAGGCACGCTGGTAAAACTTCCGCCGAGTGTCCCGGCCTTGTGGACGCAAAACTAAACGGGCAACGGTTCATCTTCCGACCCGACCTTCCGGCCTTTAAATAGGTGGCTCTGGAAGCGCGATAGCGGATTCAATCCCCATTATCGCGGTCAGCGGGGCAAAGAAAGCTGACAGGGGAAATAGTACCTCTGAAACTTCGGGCATCGACCGCCCAAGAGGGAAAGCATCGAGTACTCCAGCACTGATTGAGTGCGACCTAGCTGAAAGTCTTGCTTATCAGGCTCCATGCTTAGGAAGGGGGAAAGATGAAAAAGGCATCGCGCAACAAGACAAATATTATCCCTTTGGTCTTAAGACAAACAAGACCTCTTTAGTCTTATTAGAAATAACACTGTCCCACGGAGCGCGACGCTCCCCCCCGTACCACGGGCTTGAAGCCCTCGCAACATCATTTCACACTGGCGAGATGCCAAGTAAGGAGCACGACAAATGGCGCTGAAACTGAAGACGGTAGTGATCAAGGGCGAAGACGGGGAAGAAGTGGAGTATGGCGTACTGTCGGGCGGAAATCCCCTGTATGTCAACGACACTGACGGCAAGGAGAGCGCAGTTGATGCAGAGGCTAACCGGCTGAACATCGCTAGGCTCAACAAGCTGGACAGTGACTCCCGCCACTCGCTCAAGGAAGCCGCCGAAAAGTTGGCAGCGTTCGCAGGTATCGAAGACCCCGCCGAAGCACTGAAGGGTATTCAGTTCATGGCTTCGATGGAGGGCAAGAAGGTCATGGACGATGACGGCATTCAGAAGCTCGTCCAGGCGTCCGTAAAGCCGTTCGTTGACCAGTTGGCCGAGCGTGACAAGGTGATAGCCGAGCGCGACGGGCAGCTCTACAAGGAGCAGATCGGCAAAGGGTTCGCCATGTCGGAATACATCAAATCGACCATCTGGAAGGATACCCCAGAGGACGCCGAGTTGAAGTGGGGCAAGAATTTCACCATCGAAAACGGGCAGAAGGTTGGCCGCTACGATGACGGCAGGCAGATCCTCGACGCATACGGAGCGCCTGCCGACTTCGAGACGGCATTTGCAACGCTCGTTGACGCTCACCCCAAGCGCGACCATTACAAGCTGGCTACAGGCGGCGGCAGCGGGGCGCAGCAGAGCACCACGACCAAGACGGCGGATGCCAAGACCATCACCCGCGCAGAGTTCACAGCAAAATCCCCTGCGGAACAGTCGGCATTGTCGATTGCCCGTGTGACAATTACCGATTAACTAACAGGGACCGTCGAGAGACAGGACCGTAAGGAGTATCACAAATGAGTAATACGATCACGAATCTTATCGCTGACCTCTACGTATCGCTGGACGTTGTTTCCCGCGAGCAGGTAGGTTTCATCCCCTCCGTCACCCTCGACGCTGATGTCTCCCGCGCTGCTGTCGGCCAGAACGTGACCAGCTTCGTAGCACCCGAATCCACCGCGTCCGACATCACCCCCGGCGTCACCCCTCCGAATGACGGTGACCAGACCATTGGCTCTGTCCAGCTCCAGATTACCAAAGCCCGCAGGGTGCCTCTGCGCTGGAATGGTGAGCAGACCCTTGCGCTGAATAACAACGGCCCTGGACAGCTCAACGTCAAACAGAGCCAGCTTGCCCAGGCAATCCGCGCACTGACTAACGAGATGGAAGCCGACATCGCCGCGCTGCACGTAGCAGCTTCCCGCGCCTACGGCACCGCTGGCACCACTCCGTTTGCCTCCGACCTTTCCGACACCGCCCAGGCTCGCAAGATTCTTGCCGACAACGGATGCCACATGTCCGACATGTCGCTGGTTATCGACACCGCAGCCGGTGCAAAAGCCCGCTCGCTGGGCATCCTGACCAAGGCGAACGAGGCCGGAACCATGTCTCTTCGTGAGCAGGGCACCCTCCTCGACATCCACGGTTTCAAACTGCGCGAATCGGGCCAGGTGAAAACCTCCGTTGCCGGTACTGGCGCATCTGCCACCACCAACACGGCAGGCTATGCAATCGGAGCGACCGCTATCACCCTCGCGGCTGTCGGCACGGGCACCATCGTGGCCGGCGACGTAATCACTTTCGCCAACGACGCCAACAAGTACGTTGTCAAGACCGGCGTCGGCGCTGTTTCGGGCGGGGTAATCACCCTTGCCGCTCCCGGCCTTCGTCAGGCGCTTCCGGCCTCTGCTGTGGCGCTTACCGTAGTCGCCGCCGCCGCCCGCTCCATGGCGTTTGACCGCTGCGCTATCGTGCTGGCTACCCGCATGCCCGCACTGCCCGCTGAAGGTGACCTTGCCGTTGACCGCGTATCCATCACCGATCCGCGCTCGGGGCTGTCCTTCGAAATTGCCCTGTATCCTCAGTATCGCCAGATGCAGTACGAGATCAGCGCGTGCTGGGGGGTCAAGATGATCAAGCCGGAGCATTGCGCACTGTTGCTCGGCTAGTGACTACAAGGGGGAGGGTTTCGGCTCTCCCCCTCATTCTGAAAGGTGACATATGCGGATAAAGTCTAGCCACAAAGAAACTCAAGGCGATTTCATCATCATCGAAGACGCCGATTTCGACGCTGCCACGATGGAAGTATTCGTTGAGGGTGCAGCCACCGATAACACTTCGAAGAAGCGGCCAAGGAGCAATTAATGGAAATGAAACCGAAAGCACCCAATGGCGGCAACGCTACCGCAGAGATGAAGAAGGCCGTCAAATGTTGCGAAGATATGATGAAGAACGGCGGCAAGTGCTGCACCGAAACCCCCTCCATGGAGGCATGTAAGAGATGCTAACGGTAGAGGTGGGGCAGGGCGTTGCAGGTGCCAACTCATACGAGACGCTTGCTAATTTCAAGGCGTATGTCGGCACTATCGCTTTACCCGCTGCCACCGACCCCGAATACGAGCGCGCCCTTGTCCTCGCCACTCGATACCTGGATGGCAAGTACCGCGACAGGTTCAAGGGAACGCGCGTCAACTCCGTGGTCCAGTCCCTAGAGTTCCCGCGCTACGGCATCAACCTCAATACGGGTTTGGCAGGCGGTCTTCGCGCTGGCAACTATTACAGCAATTACCCATCTGACCAGATCCCGCAAGAGATCAGTGACGCAACCTGCGAGCTCGCCCTCCGCGCACTCACCGCCCCGCTTGCCGCAGATATTGCCGCCACGGACCGCCTCAAGCGCAAGAAAATTGATGTCTTGGAATGGGAATACGTTGTCGGCAATTATCAAGCCTCCTACCCGGTCGTCGATCAACTCATCGGTCGGTTTTTGAAATCATCCTCGGATGCCATAAGGGGATAACATGACGCAGCCAATTGAGCGCATAGCCCGTCAGCGGACGCTAACTGACGCGGATATAGCAGCAATCGCCGCAGCACTTCATGTGCAATCGGCGTGCAACGTAGGGTTAACACCTGACGAAGTGTCAATGTTGAAACGATTCCTTAGCGCGTTCAACACAGCGTCCGGCGTCATTGGCAAGCTGCTCTTGACCGCTATCTTTCTCGGGCTCATCGCCATATTCACTAAGGGTTTTTGGGCCACACTGCTGACGGGTGGGAAATGATGACCGAAGCCGCCAACATAGCCGCCGACCTCCGTAAATCGGGGCAGGCAATGGTATTGACCCGCGTGAGTTCGGGTGCGTATGACCCCATTACGGGCGTCGCTTCTGGCGGAGTTACGCAGACGTGGACGGTTTACGGAATCACCAAGAGCTACAGGGACGGCATCATCAACGCGCCAGGGACCACCATTATCTCTGGCGACAAGAAGGCGGTTATCTCCGCCGATGTTATCGAACCTACCCCCGGCGACACGCTCACTATCATGGGCGCGGTGTGGCAGGTAATCGCGGTGGATACGCTATCGCCGCAGGGCGAGGCGCTGCTGAGTACGTGCCAAGTGAGGAAGTAGATGGGCGTCGAGGGTTTGGACAAGGTGGCGTTCGACTTCGGGGATATCTTCAAGGTCATCATTCCTAACCATCACGCGGTGGTCGTCAAAAAGATAGCATTTCAAGCGTTCACCGGCATGGTCATGAAGACGCCAGTGGATACCGGCAGGGCGCGGGCAAATTGGGGCGTCCGAGTGGGCGCACCGTATGCCGTTATCAGCGAAAGCACCGACAAGCAGCCGATAGGCTCCGCACCAGGGGCGCAGATAGCACAAGCGTCTACTGCGATCAATGGGGCGCAATCGGGCAAGGCAATCTACATTTCGAACGGACTGAGTTATATCCTCGCCCTTAACGAAGGGCATAGCAAGCAGGGCGCTCACATGGTCGAATCAACGGTGATGGAGATAAAGAGCCACTATGGGATTTAGCACTCAGCACGCAGCGATTAGGGCGAGGTTTGCCGCAGCATGGAACGCCACCGCCGCGCCGGTAGCATGGCCCAACGTGGCATTTACTCCCCCTGTTGCGTTGCACTACGTGCGCTTTTACATCGTTGACGCCGAATCGAACCAGCGCACCATTGGCGACCCAGACGGGCGCAACCAATACCGCAGCTACGGCTTGATCGTCGCACAGATTTACGCGCTTGACGGTACGGGGGATAACGCCGCGCTAGCTCTCGCAGATACCGCAGCCGCCATATTCCGCAACGCTCGCTTCTCTGGCGTCTGGGCGCTCACCCCGAAGATTATCACTGTCGGCGCAGTTGACGCGGGCAGGTATCAGATTAACGTCACTATCCCATTCCAACGCGATGAGGTGCTTTAAATGAAAGTCATATTTACCGAGGCAAGAGAACTATTAGGCGGGCGCACCGTCGCAGCGGGCGAAGAGGTTGACGTTAGCGATGCTGACGGGGCCGCGTTCATCCAGTACGGACACGCGAAGGCGGCAACCGGAAAAGCCATTTCCGCTGCGGCAGACAGCAAGTAAGGATAGGCGCACTTACAACGCCGCGAGGCAGTTGTGAAAGGAGATATAAAGAATGGCTAATCAATATGTCGCATTTTGCGAAGAAACCACTCGCGGCACGCTGCCCGGCTCCCCCTCTTGGAAGTTCCTACCGATCACCGGCAAGCTCCAGCCGACATTCGCCGCCAAAGACGAGCCACGCAAAGAGTTCAAAGGTGCAGATACCGCGCTCGGTGATAGCTCTGTTGTTCGCCGCGAATCCAACTGGACGTGGACGCTTGAGTGCTCATGGTATCCCGGCGCTGAAGTGGGGATGCTGCTTAAGCACGCGCTCGGTAAGGCTGGCACCCGCGCAGTCACCGACACGACCGCCTACAAGGGCATTCTCTACCCTGTCGCTACCCCTTACGGCACATCGGCCCCGCTTCTCGATAAGGCGCTAGCGTTCGCTATCAACACGGACGAGGAAGGCGTTACCAAGTCGCAGATATACGGCGGCGGGCGAATCAAGTCGGTATCCATCGCGCTCAAGGGACTGGATGACATCAAACTTTCGTTCGAGATTGCAGGCGCTGGCTCATGGGTAGGCGCACCCGACCAGACGGCAATCGCTGGCGTATCGTGGCCGGTAGCAACCCCCTTCTGCACATCGGATGCACTCTTCTACATCGGCGGCACTCCGGTCAGAACTGGCACCGCGCCCGATTACACTGCCCTCGGCGCAGGCACTGCGCTCCCGTTCCGGCCCGATGACCTCACCATCAAGTTCACCTCTGGCATCGAGGACAAGGTTGTTATCAACGGTATCAAGGGGGCCTCCAAGAGCTACCGCAGCAAGCAGTTCACCGCCTCCGTTGACGGCACCATCGATTACACCGACCCGACCGCAGGGGAGTTTTCCAGCGCCGATGAGTTTAAGCGCATTTTCAGCGGTGCCGCTACCAACAACATCATCGTAGTTCTGGACAACGCGCAGTTGGCAGGGACGGCCACGGCTAACTATGCCGCAGTTATCGACCTCCCTTACATGCTCGCCAATCTCACAGCGCCGGAGCGCGGGACGGAGGGGAAGACGCCGAGCATGAAGCTGTCCTATGCGTCCCTCGTTGATGCCACCACAGGCTACCCGATGGCGATGACCACCACCGACAAAGCAACCGCATACTAACTCAATGGGGGCCTAACCGCCCCCTAACTCTACCCAAGAAAGGGAATCCATGAAGGTACAGAACAAAAACCACGTTTACGACACTTTGCCGCCATACCTCAACAACAGGATGCTTGCGGGCGACGAGCGTAAAGACCAGATCGTTATCGGGCTAAAGGTGGCAACTTTGCCGGAGCAGGACGACTACCGCCGCGAACTGTCCCGCATCCAGGCTGATTACGCGGTTGACAAAGCGGAAGAGTTGCAGCGTGACAAGTCGATAGAGTTCGTCGGCTCCAAGTTCGCGCACATCAAAGGGCTTGAGATTGACGGCGTGGAACTGGACGCGGACGGCGGGATGGACTTCAAGACCTTCTACAAGGAAGCGCCCCCCGAGTTGGTCAACTGGTGCATCCGTTCCGTCATGTCCACCACTGAGCTATCGCTCGCAGAGAGAAAAAACTTCGTGCCGGAGTCCGGTTTAGTCTAGCGCATTCGGACGAATGGGAGTGCAAAGGCTGCACTGAGTTGCAGAGGAAAAACCGCAACTGTCACAACCGGCGAGGGGTGCGGCATGAAATCCTTGAGGGCGCGGTTGAGTGGCGGTCTATCTCGCGCAAGTCGCTGCATGTTTTAAAGATTGCCGATACCAAGTTCATGTCCTGCCCTATCGGATGCATCACTCGCTCAACGTGGCAGATACTCCGCATGGTCAACGATTTATGCGGGCCGGAGAATTGCGAAATCCTCCACATGCCATTCGAAGGGACGTACTTTGACCAGCCGCCATGGTTCATCGAAGCGGTAAGGATAGTGCGGCAGGAGCGGGCAAGACACCGCCGCGAAGAGATGGACAAGCGCAAGTAAGGAGTCAATGTGGCCGATGAAACTAAAATAGTAGGCATCAAGGTCACGGCGGACACCAGCGCGGGCGTCAAATCCATGCGGAATATGGAAGACGCTTCAACGTCACTCCTTGGTGGGATAAAGCAGTTAGACAAGGGCGTAGCTGGTTTCCAATCGGCAGTAACAACGGTTGCTCAGGCCATGGGCGCTATCGCGTTCGCCAACTATGCACGATCTGCCGTTGACGCTGCGAACCAGATGGATAGGGCAGTAACCGGCCTCGCGATAACCGCAAGATATACCGGCGTTGCAATGGACGAGGCAAATAAGGCGGCAAAGGCACTGTCAAGCGACGGGTTAATGTCTGTTGCCGAATCGTCCAAGGCGCTGCAAAACCTGCTAGGTCGCGGTTTCTCTCTTGATGAATCAATCCGACTCATGAACGGGTTTAAAGATTCCGCCGCTTACGGACGTCAGGCTTCTTTGCAGTTTGGCGAGTCGGTTGTCTCTGCTACAGAGGGCCTGAAGAACGAAAACTCCATACTCGTTGACAACGCGGGCGTAACTAAAAACGTGTCCGTCATGTGGAAAGAGTACGCCGCCCAACATGGCACTACCGCCGACAAACTCACCCAATCGCAGAAACGTCACGCCGAGCTCAACGGGATACTGAAAGAAACAGAGGGACAGGTGGGCAACTCAGCCCGCATGATGGACAGTTTCGCAGGCTCGCAAGCTAAGGCCGCGCAGCAGTCGTTTGAATTGAAAGCCGCCTTCGGCACAGGGTTGCAGCCGGTAATCAAGGCAACGCTCGATATCCTAGGCCCGGTCGTTTCCGGCCTCAAGGATATGGTTTATTGGACCGAAACGCTTGGCGCTAGCGCGGGGGCCACTTACGATAAGTTGGCCGCACGGATCAAGAGCGGATACGCACAGGGTATATTTTCAGAGAAGGCTAGGGCCGAGTATGACGCAGCTGTAAAGGTTATCAACCAGAACCGTGACGAGGTGATCGCTGAGGTAGTTAATCGGTCGATGGGTGACACCCTCCCCGAAGTAGGCAGGGATAGCGGTAAGCGACGCACCGATACAGTCATCCCGCCAAAAACAGGGGCCGGTGGTGGTTCGGACGGTCGCGCCGAAGCCGCCCGTATCGCCCGCGAAGCTGAACTAGCCCTCAACGCCGCGATGGAAGTCGGCACCGACGCGCTCACCGCATACCACAAAGAGTTGCAAGACATCGCAGATATTCGGCAGCAGATGGCCGACAGTGACGCCATGGCGGACGTTGACACGCTTAAGGGTAGCTCTGCGTGGCGCAACCCTCTCGGCTTGCTCGGCACCAATGTTGATAGTTGGGATTCCGACCAAGGGCCATTACCCCGCTTTAGCCGTGACGCCACCTCCGAGCAGGACCGTTTTGACCGCACATCCATGCAGGGTGAATGGGCGACACGCAACGCCGCATCCGACCGCGCAGCCAAACAGCAGCAGGACAGTTTCTCTGCGGCACTGGCAGCACAGAATGGTGACGGTGGATACGAACAGAGAATACTTGCTATCGACATGGAGGCTGAACACCTTGAACAGTCGTGGGCCATGCAGACGGATAGCTTTGAAGTCTATCAATCTCGGATGACGCAGATCGAGGACAACTGGTCCAAGCGCCGGATACAGAACAAGCAGAACGAGGAGCGCACAAAACTTCAATTGGTGGCTAACGGCGCGGGGCAGACCGGCGATTTGATGCTTCAGCTTCACAATCTGATAGGCAAACGGGACAAGGTGGCTTTCAGGGCATTTCAGGGCGCTAAATCGGCACAGACTATTGTTTCCACCGCTACCGGCGTGATGGACGCATGGGCGGATAAAACATCTTCTTCGTGGTACGAGAAGGCAGCTAAGGCCGCATTTGTTGCAGCTACCGGCGCCGTTCAGCTTGGCGTTATCTGGGGTGCAGATCCCGAAGGCGGCAGCGGGGCGGGAGGTGCGTCTAGTGGCGCAACCTCTCCAGGCGGCACCTATAACCCCGTTGTCACCCAACCCTCCGGCGCGTCCGCGCAGCAGCAGGGCAATGTCACTATCCAGATAGCGGGCAACGTAATCGGTGAAGATAGGTGGGTGGAAGAGAACCTTGTCCCTGCCCTCAATCAAGCCGGTTCGCGTGGCGTGACCATTCAGTACGTAAATTAAGGGGCGAATATGAGCACGTTTTTATCTGAGAGTTTGCCCGAGCAGCCCGCGTTCCTGTATGCCACCTACGGCCCTTCGGCAACCGTCACCGCGTCCACCACTGCGGCAGGGTATAGCGCCGTAGACATATTGCAGGCCGATGAAAACAACGGGTGGAAGCCAGCAGTCACCACAGCGTCAACTATCACCATCGACCTCGGATACTCTGCCACAACTGACTATTTGGCGCTAGTGGGGGCCAACATCGAGGGCGTATCTATCACGCTGACAGGTTCGGCCAATAGCGACATGTCGGCAGGGGTGACGCTGATAGCAGAGACGACCATCACCAACGCGGGCGAGTTCTGGCTTAAGTACGCGACATCCACATACCGATACCTTCGGCTTACTGTTGCCGGTCACTCTACCGCGATGCAGATAAAGCACGTTGTCTGCGGCCTCCTCTCCCCGCTCCCGTTCATGGAAGACGGCTTCTGCGGCAACCCGATACAGGCGGAAGGGCAGCACCTTATCAGCTACGCGGGCCTATTCCTCGGCAGCGTGACGCAGCGGGTAATCCGTCCGTTCAATATCCCCTTCGGCCAAGTTGACGCCGTGGAGGAGATTGCATTCTCCAATTGGAAAGCGGCGTGTGTCGAAACCGCGCAGGGGTTCTTTTTCGTGCCAGATACCGCAAGCAGCGAGTGTTATTTCGGCTATGTGGACAAAAAGTGGAAATATGAGCCGACCATGAAAATGGGCATGGCGTCAATACCCAAAATCCCCTTCACCGCGAGGGTTAGCTAATGCCGTCATCCGCGTGGCTAGCCGCCGCAAATAAGACCGACCGCCGCCCAGTACTGGCGATGAGTATCGAATCCACCGACGCTATCAACGTGTCGATATTCGACCGCGCAGGGTGGGAAGCGGGGCCGGTGCAGACGAACATTGTGACCAACTCGCCACTCGATGACGCGGGGGTGGTGATAATGGCGACGGATGGGGCAGAGGTTCACGCGGGGGTGTATCAAGGGAATTTAACTGAAGTGGGGCCATCGTCGGGATATGTAGCTACACAGTCAATACCTTGGTCGCCGGTAGGTGGTTTTTCTGGCGGAACGTCTCCATCTGTCGATGGAACTAACGGCAGGGTGGTTTCAGTGACTTTTAATATCACATCTTTCTGGGACAATGCCGACGGCGTACAGTCCCGCCAATTCACAATACAAGGTTCGCGCGATGGTGGCACTTGGTTGACATTGGCTACCTTTGTTGCAGGCGGTGGCGGTTACGGATATTTTACGTATCACATACCTCTAAGTAAAGGTGCATGGTCTTTTCGTTTGGCTTGCAATAATACCGACTTAGGCGTTTTCGCATGGATACGGAATTATATTACAGATTACGAGACATCACACGTCCCAACCGCGTACACGCAAACCAAGAGCATCGACCTAGGCCTTATTCCTACCGATGACTCCGTTTTCGCCGTAAACGACCGTTCTTCCGCAATTGCCACACTAGTCTACACGGCACGCGGTAGCAACGATAACGCCACATGGACCGCGCTCGGCACGGTGACAGACGGTGACGCACTCGCGCCATATCGCTATTACGACTTCACCGCGTCATTCACCTCCACTGGCCCCGACACGCCGATGTTGCGGGAGATAGGAGTTTCTGGCGGCGATAGCCAATATAAGACCTACTCAACGCATGAGGACGTGCCGACGCTGGGCGCGAAGCCGTACCTGCAAGCGAGCATTAGCCCGCTCAACACGAAGATTGAGTTGATGAAGCTCGGCAGCATCGGGGAAGTATCACCAAAGCTGTTCTTTCTTCGCGGCACATTCGACTTGTTGAAAGACGGATACCTCCGCAACAAGCTTGTGCAGGTTAAACACGGATTCCTCGGCATGGCGGCAGCAGACTTTGAGCCGATATTCACCGGACTCTGGTATGACGGCAGCATCGACTTCAACCAAGGGACTATCAATATCAAGACCCGATCCATATTCTCCCGGTTCGCCAAGGTCAAATTGCCAGCAGAGAGGGCGCTAGGCGGCGTCCGCGACGACCTCACCTGTCCGCCATGGGAGCGCATCAACGCCAATATCATGGATGTAATGCTCGACCTCGCGGAAGCGATGGGGATGCCGGATAGGTACCTCGACCGGGCATCATTCACGGCGCTATCAACCGGGGCGAGGGCGGGCGCAGATTGGAACATTAGCCGCCGTATCGACAAGGACGCCAAAGAGGACGCGACCAAGCTGATGGAGGAGCTGTCAGTGCTCGCGGGCGTGTTCCTCCTCCAGCAGCCAAACGGCAAGATCAGCGCCCAACTTTACGACCCCGCAGCCGCGAACGTGGCAGAGATAAGCACCGATTACGCGACCTTCTCGCCGCTGGAATTAGGGCAAGCGGAACTTTTCACGCGGCAGCAGATCTTATATAACCCGCGCCACGTAAACGACCTTGATGACGGCATAGCACGCGGCACATGGGTACTCGGCAAAACGTATGCCATTGGCGACATGGTGATTAACCTCGCTGGCACCGCCTATAACTGTACGTCCGTGCATACCGCTGTAGCCGACCAGCAGCCGGGGGTAGGTACAGCGTGGGAGTCCATGTGGGCGCTCGGCACCGTGGCAGGGACTCAGCCGTGGGTGTGGGCGTCGGGCATGGACTTTGACCGTGCGGATACTATCTACCGCACCGGCATTGTATATCGGTGTCTTGCCGCCCACCAATCCACCAGCGCAACAGAGCCAGCGGTAGGACCGGCAAGGCGTGCGTATTGGGCTACGGAGTGGATAGACGGCACAGATTACGACCTTGGCGACACCGTGACCAAGGCAGGCCCGCTTTATACCTGTATCAACGCGCACACCGCCACGACCGCCACAACGCCAACCGTAGGGGCAAGTTACCGCTCCGCGTGGTACTCGGCGCCAGTTAAAAAGTCCAACAGTGACGAGGATTTTTACAACGCCTTTGTGAAAATCAACAACGCTGCGGAGATCAACTGGGGACTCAATGATGACGTGATCAGCGGCGACCCCGAGTATCAAGCGAAGCCGGGATATCAGAAAACTTGGCAAGAGAAGTGGAACGCGACCGACGCCGCCCGCTCCGCGCTAGCTGACCGCATGGACGCATGGTTCGCCAATCCGAAGGCCAAAATCAAAGCCAGCGACCTCCCCCCACGGTTCTACTCTGTTGGCCTCGGTCAGATGGTAGGCGTCACCGGATTGATGCTTCCCACCTCCGGTGCGACGTGGGGCGTTCCTAGCAACAATAAAAAATTCATGGTCATGAGCAAAACATTCGACCCCGCAGCCTGCACTGTATCCCTTGATTTACTGGAGATTTAAATGGCAATCGTGAAATATCAGAACAGCATCGCAGACAGTGCCACCGGCAGGCCGATATCTAACGTGAGCATCCAAGTATTCGATTACCCTTCCGGTACCGCTGCAACCATCTATGACTCCGCGTTTGCCGTGACCACCGCACCGATTATCACCGACAAGGACGGCGCTTATTCATTTTATGTTGAGAATGGCAATTACGACATCGTTTATTACTATGGCGGTATCACCAAAAGGCTCGTTGACGTGCTGGTGGGCGGCGTCACTGGCGCTCCCGGCCCAGCGTCCAGTGGGTACACGCTGCTTTCCTCGTATGGGTCGCTTGCAGCGATGGTGGCAACCGTTAGCACCGCCAATCAGACTGTTGCGATTGACGCAGATACCACCCTTACCGCCAACATCACCATCCCTGCCAATATCGAGCTTTTACGGCTTAACGGCGCGGTCATCAACGCCGACGCGTATACGTTGACGGGTCTAAAGGTGGCTCGTCCTGAATGGTTCGGGGCGTTCACCGATAATACCAACGCAACCGCCACCACTGCGGCAGTGAACAAGGCACTTCTTGCTGCGCCCAAGGTGATATTCTCGCCTGGAAACACATACTCGCTGAACGGAGATATTACACTCAACACAGGAAACCACATAGTTATCGAAAAAGGTGCGACTGTCATTAATACGGGTGGCCGGTTTACTGCGTACCTGGTGAATAACGTGGCCCTTGAAGTTGACGGCGAATTGAGCTCTGTTGCACTAGCAACGGCACCGCAAAAAGGTGACTGGCCTGTGAACATAAACGGAGCCAACACCATATACGATAGGGGGTTCATCGAGTTCGGCGGGAGCATTGCGGCTCCGTCTACCGGATTCAAGGTTTTTGGGACCGGCAAGATACATGGCGACTGGACCGGCACACCGTCCATTACAACATTGTGGACCGACGACATAAACAAAAAAGGCATCGCGGCGTGGTTCGCAAGTGATGTACTGATTAAAGACCTGGAAGTTTATGGGTTCAAGGGCGAAGCTGTTTATTATTACACCTCAGTGTCGAGACGAAATGTAATATATGATGGGCTGTACGTTCACGACACCAACTTCAACGGCATGAACTTCAACTGTACCGTCCCGGTGACTAATGCGGTCATGCGTAACTGCAAAGTTGATAGAGCGTACCAGCCCGTTGAATTGTCTGTAGGCACCGTGGAAAACTGTGACTTATCTGGCGCGTATGGGCCGACCATTATGTTTGGCGGCGGGTATGTCTTTACGGTGAATATACAAGGGAACCTCATCTCTGGATCTGCCGTATCAAACAACCCGGTTATATGGGCTATGGGGAATGCCAGTTCTGTAGCGGGGATAGTAACCATAAAAGGCAACCGGATTGCCGAATCCCGCGGGAGCGCCATCGAGGGAACTAATTTAGCCAGTTTGATTGTTACGGGAAACGACATATATCACTATGCTTTTGAGGCTTCCGGTTCGGGCGTGAATGCGGATTCTACGGTGGTGGGGGCAACGGTCAAGGGTAACACGTTCCATCTGCCGGGGGCGTACTCGGTGGGTCCAACAAATGTTACAGCCACATACCGCAGCATAGAAAATAACTCTAGCCGTGCCGATGTAAGCGCATCCGTAATCCAGTTAGATCAGGGGCCATACCCTGCGGCAACCGACCTTGCGGTTGCCTACCGGACAATTAACGGGCTAAGCATCGCTGGGGCGGGGTTGTCCACTAAGTACGCCAACGTGCCAGCGGCGGGCGTGATTAGGCTGTCTGACACATTCGTGTCTGCCGAAGCCCAGGCGACGAGCGCGGACGCAAGCGGGACCATCGGCAAGTTTGTCGTCAAGACATACAAGGCAACTACGGGCGCTACTGCGGACACCTCACTAGTGGTTAAATCCTCCGGGGTGCTAAGTGTGCCATATACGCCAGAATACGCAGACAACGCTGCGGCATTGGCTGGAGGTCTAGTGAATGGAGACTTTTACCGCACCGGCGATCTGGTGAAACAGGTTCATCCCTAATTAAAATGACGTTGAGTGTCGGGCAGATGGTAGGCGCCACAGGGTTAATGCTTCCCTCCACTGCCGCGACATAAGGCGGCACTTGTGGCAATGAGAAAATGATGGTCATGAGCAAAACATTCGACCCCGCAGCCTGCGCTGTATCTTTCGACCTACTGGAGATTTGAATTATGGCAATCGTGGAATATCAGAACAGCATCGCAGGCGGCGCTACAGGCGGTCCGATTTCCAACGTGGCAATACGGGTGTTCGACTACCCATCTGGTGATGCTGCAACCATCTACGACTCCGCGTTTGCCGTGACCACTGCGCCAATTCTTACCGATGAAGACGGGGCTTATTCGTTTTACGCCGTGAATGGCAATTACGACATCGTTTATTACTATGGCGGTATCACCAAAAGGCTCGTTGACGTGCTGGTGGGTGCTCCCGGCCCCACGTCCAGCGGGTACATGTTGCTATCCTCCTACGGCTCACTTGCGGCAATGCTGGCAACTGTGGGCGCAAATAATCAAACTGTCGGCATTGACGCGGATACTACTCTCACCGCCAATATCACCATCCCCGCCAATATCGAACTTTTGCCGCTTAATGGTGCGATTATCAACCACGCCGCGTACACGATCAGCTACGCGGGCAGCACGGCGCGGTGGCCGATGGCGCAGGTGTTCAACGGGACGGGAGCGGTTACCGGCATGAAAGAGGCGTGGCCTGAGTGGTTCGGGGCGGTTGGCGATAATGCGGCCAATGACACTTTGGCGCTGCAAGCCGCGCACGACTCTCTGGTTGATGGCGGGGTATTGCGATTAACTGGTATGTATAAAACATCCGGTTTCCGAATCACAAAGCGTCTAAACATTCAATCCGTCGGGCAAGGAAAATGGGTAAGCAGTTTAGGTTCAATCCTGCCATGGTCGGCATCTCAAGAGTACTTGGTTAAATTTGACAGCCTTACGTCTGTTGTAGCCGGTGGCCTGATCGAGAATGTCGTATTTAACGGGGCAGGGTCTACTTTCACGGATGCGATGCTCGTTGGTGAGGGGTACTCAGTCGTGCGCTTCAAGGGGTGTGGCTTCCATAACTCAGTGGGCACTGCCGTCAGGCTGCGCGTATGGTGGGAAGGCGTGTTCGATGATTGCATGTTCCGTGGGAATGATTCACAGGTTAACGGGGTCGTCTACATAGACGATAAGTACAACAATGACCCTGACATGAACGTGAACAATCTCACCTTTACGAAATGCCACTGGGAGGGCAATAAAGGCTCGTACGTCAAGTCGCATATCAACTCTAACCTTGACATCATCCGGTTTATCGGCGGTAGCAAGTTCGAGTGGGGCATGGGTGCTTTCGGCGGAATACCGGCTACTGGCCCGTGGGTGCTATTCGACTTCGGTTATGCTCAGCGTGCATTGATTACGCATAGCCACTTCACTAATTTCAAACTTTCCAACAAGTACAGTGCAATTGTGTCCATCGCTAACGGTTGTATTGAGGTCACAGGCAATAGCTTTTCGGGTTTTGCAAACGACACGTACTTACTTTACGCCACTGGTGGTTCTACGGCGAACGTACACGACAATCTGTCCTCAGACAACATCGGTCTGCTCTATACCAACTCTAACCGGTCAGTACTGTTTGAATACCCAATTTCAACAATAAGCTCAAGCGGGCTAAGGGACAGTGGTAAGTACGAGAACTCAAGGGGTGCACTTACGTCTATCTCCGCGATAGCCATGAACAGTAACAAGCTCCAATATGATGCAACAGCTACGAACTTTCAGAAGAGTGTACTTGTTGAGAGCGGTGCTAGTCAGACAGTTGCTAACATTCCATGGACTTCATGGAAAGACTACCCTGGTGGGTTACGCCTCTCGGTTCGCGCAAAGTCCGCAACAGGTGTTGGCTCCATATCCTTGCAGGTAAAGCAGTTAGACCTCGGGGCAAAGACTGTGCCGAGCAGTTACGGAACTTCAGTCTCTTGGGATATTACCAGCAGCCAGTTAGCGGCGATAGGGGATAACGCCGCCGATCGCTTCAAGCTGTTCACGTCCAGCACCAACACAGAGGCTGTGTATATTGATGGTGTTTACATTACGCCGTTGCCTTATCAGGGCCAGCAGATAACCTCTCCGGCGTTCAACGCACAGATTGCTAACACAGCTTCGGCTACCATTACAATGGACAATAGCGCCAATGTGAACAGGCGTGGAATCTACATGGTATATGCTGATGCTTCTGGCGTGGGGGGGTACGCAATGTTCTATTCCAACGGATCGGCATTGACCGCAATGGTCACCGGGGCGGACTTTGCCGTAGGTACCACGGACCCCGGCACCGCTGGCAAGTTCAACGTATTTCTCACAGGGTCGAGCATAACCATAACAAACAGGTATGGCACTGACCGCAAGGTTGCAGTCGTCCCTTTTGGGTTCTACTAAGCCAACCGCCCCTTGCGCTGAACTCGGAGTAATGAATGCAGAAAATTGACCGTGAAAAGTTCTTCACCGCATACCGCGCCCACTTCGGGCCGCTATCTCAGCCTCAAGTTGATGGCATCGAAACGCTACTCGCCGCACTGGAAGCCGATAGCCGCATTACCGACATCCGCCACGCCGCGTACATGCTCGCCACGGTGAAGCGCGAGTGCGGGGACGAGTGGAAGCCAATCAAGGAATATGGCAGGGGGAAGGGGTATAAATATGGTAAAGCTGACCCTATTACAGGGAAAGTTTATTATGGTCGAGGGCTGGTGCAGATTACCCACAAAGGGAACTATCGAGCAATGGGGGATATTTTTAACATTGACTTGGTGAATAACCCCGACCTCGCGCTTGATCCCGCCATTGCCTACAAAATCATGTCCTACGGTATGCGGCATGGCACGTTTACCGGCGTCGGGCTGAATCGCTATATTCATGGTGATGTCTGTGACTACCTCAACGCGAGGCGCGTTATCAACGGCACCGATGTTGCCGAACTCATAGCGGGGTATGCCGCCAAGCTGGAGTCGGCGCTAAGGGCGGGAGCATGAGTGCTACCAGAATGACCGATAACGAGCGCGTGGCGCTGCTAACCGGCTACGCCGATAACTCATATTGCCCTATCTACGAAAGGGACAAAGTTCACGGCAAGCACCCGCGATGCCAACACTGCCGGTTCAAGGAGACCACTGATGCCAGGTGAATTTATTAGCCCACATTTGAGCCTCGACCTCATGCACGAATCCCCCGACGTGTGGCAGCTCACGGAAGACTTCTATTACCTGAGCGAAGTCCTCGGCTACATCGTGAAGGTGCCGAAGGGTTTCGTGACCGACTTCGCCAGCGTGCCGCGCCTGCCGGTTATCTGGTGGCTATTCGGCGGCATCGCGAAGAGGCCAGCAGTGGTGCACGATTACATGTATTCAGTTTCCGGCATATCTCGCAAGCAGGCAGATGCCGTGCTAAAGGAGGCGATGAAGGCGAACGGTGACGGGTGGTTCAATCGAACGTGCTTCTGGGCGGGAGTGCGGATAGGGGGAAGCGGGCGGAACACCGGGAAACTCACGATGAACGGCCCTATGCCCGAGTAAATGTTAATAGCGGCGGTCCTTATTAAGGGATACGCCGCTGTTATACTATGGTAGCAGCGAAACGATGTTAATTATCCTCGCACTCACCACATCGTAATTAGTATTAGTGGTATACACGCGCACCCACTGCGACGATATCTCGCCGGTCTTATCATTGGATATGGTCCAAACTACCGCCCGCTTATCGCCCCGCGTCGATATCCCGCCTATGCGCGTCAGCGTGACAAACTCCCCCTTGGTCGTGACCGTCTTGTAGTGCGCCCCATCCGCCGCGACAGATGAGAGGAAAAACCCCGCCTCTTGCGTGGATTCAACGAGCTTGCCGGTATCCGCTGCCGGTTGAGCTTCGCCGCCACCGCTGCCACACCCGCCGATAAGTAGCGCCATTGCGATAATTAGCCTTTTCATGTTGCCCCCCCTTAAGGTAGAACTGAAGTATGCGCTGCCACTTTCCCGCTACGCTATTTTGCGCGGCCTCCCCTTCGGCCAGCCGCCCTTTTTCCCGTTCGCCCGCACCGCTGCCGTCTTCGCGTCCGACTTCGCCAAGCCACCCTTGCGGCCAAGGGATACGGCGGCGGGGTCTTTGTTGACGTTGGTCATATATTCGTTATACCCTTTCCAGTATTGGCGAGTGTCAGGGTTTTCGATACCGGAAGCAACAATCTCAGTGTAATCCCCATCGGGGATACCGGAGGTGCCGTTGCACATGGCAGCGATGTCAACCACCCCATCAGTGCCTTCGTTTTTATGTGTCCACTCTGCGAATTCGTAACCAAATTGCTTTTCGGTTTTGATTAGTTCGGCGGTTTTCATGATTGACTCCCTGCCCACTTTGGCCGGTGGGCTCGGCATGTTGGGGCGTTATCAATATTCCTCTTCGCCGACTCCGGTAGCGTCGCATGGGCTGACATGCTCTCCCAGCCGGTACTTGCCCCTGATCTCTACTATGATCGTTGGCAGGTAAGAGTTGTCACCATTAGCGCGTTTAACTTGCCGCTGGGTCTTGTCGCTCGCCTTCTCTGCGGCTTCGACGGTATGGTGAAAAGAAAGCACGGTACCTATCGAATCGTTCTGAATTTTGCCCATGGTGTTTATGAGTGCATACATTATAAATCCCCCCGTTCCGCGTTTGTCGTTCCTTGTGAAATAAATATACCAAAGCGGTTAGGTTTCGTCAAGCGGAAAATGCGATTTATTTTAAATTTATTTTCGCGCTGTCCACGTTGGACAAATTGGACAAAACGCCCCGCCAAACTACTTGATTTAATTACTGCTGTATTTTGTGGCAGAACGTAAAACGAAGACGAATTATAGTTGTTATTCCGCATATTTGCGTCGCATTCCATTTGTCCTAAAAAAAGGTAGTTTTACATTACCAAGCTAAGTATTTGTTATCTGAGTGAATATCAAGTTATCTTTCAAAATAATTGGACAAAAGGAATTTAGGGTTTTTGCCCCCTTCCCAACTCGTCCAGCATCCCCGCCAATATGTCAACCGACCCTCGCCGCTGAACTGCCGAGTACCGCGTATATATCTGGCTAGTGGTCACCTTGCTATGCCGCAGATGGTGCTGAACCGCGTAAATGTCGCCGGTCAACTCATAGAGGAACGTAGCGCTGGCGTGGCGGAACATGTGAGCGGTCATATATACCCCTGACACGACGAATGCAGTCCTCAGCGGACGACCTAAGTTACAAAGCGCAGTCTTGCCCTTGTCCGCGCTGAATATGTACCCTCTCGGCTGTTTATGCGATTTAAACCACTCGGCACAAGCGGCGGGGATGGCAATTATCTCGGGATTATCCGTCTTCGTCACCCGTGCCAATATCTCCGATCCTCGGTAATCCTCCCACCTTAGACTCCGCGCCTCATTCCACCGCAGGCCGGTGTAGAGCATTAGCTGGCAGACGGCTTGGTGCATCGGAAACCGGAGCGCGGCGATGAATTTCAATATATCGCTAGCGCAGGGGAGGTGCTTAATCTTCGCCCGATACGTTGGCAGTTCCGGCTTGAATTTCAGCGGCTCGGCATATTTGCGCTTTACCATCCATCCGAGCATCGCCTGTATATCTACCAAGTCCTGTCGGAAGCTCCCACGCGCCATGTGCGCCCCGTATCCATCGAGCACCCGCTGCGATATGTCAGCCGCTCGTTTATCGCCAAGGGCGGGGATGATGTGCTTTGTAAACCGGCACAGCTTCCCCGCGTAAGTGGCGTCGGCCTGGTTGCGCTTTACCCACGCTAGATATTCGCCCACTATGTCGCTAAGGCGGGGGGAGGTAGCAGTATCCGTGGGGTCTATTGACCTACACTCCAGCTCCGCTTTGGCCGCTTGCGCCTCGTCAAACCCCTTGACGTGGTCCCTATATCTCTTCCCTCCCGATCCATCGGGCCGGTAGTCGAGAGTGTACCAACCGGGGAGGGTGGCGTGTGGCTTCATGTTTACTTTCATCTCTATATCCGTTTAATTATTTATAATGTAATGAGAACCAACAAGACTATTGTTTATTAGAATACAATGGCGTACCGTTCCCGCACAACTGAGGCCACGTAACGTAGTCAACTTTGAGGTATGTAATGATCGACATGGAGATCCTCGCAAAAGTGGAAGCAATGGCGGACGCAGAGAAACTTGAACTCATCAGAGATGCAATGTACAGTGAGGAGCATCTGCTAAAAGCCATGTATAAGATCATGCTCATTGTAGATCCTGGCGCGGTAGATGACATCTGCGCATGGTTCAAGGGCCGCGTACACTAACCCCTCCGCTTTCGCAAAAACTCCCGCAGGTCGGCGGCAAGGTCAAACTTTTCGCCGCTTGTCGGGAGCTTATCCATTTCGGACCCTATCAACTCTTGCACTAGCGCGTCCAAGCTCCCCGCTGGCGGCTTCCCCCCGTTCACGTCCTTGAACATTGACCCCTCCTCCGTATTCCACCATGACAGAGATATGTCATATTTCGAGATCATCAAGTCTATCAGGCTGTCACTAGGAACTTTCTTCGCGGCTTCGATAGACGAAATGTAGCCTTCGGAGATATGCAGCGGAGTGGCAAACTCTTTCATAGTCAGCCCTTTAGCCTTCCTGACCGCGTAAACTTTTTTGCTAATATCCATTGCCATAATTTATTTTCCCCTTAGTGATAAAATGTGTTGACGAACTTATCTGAGTCGTGCTAAAACTTTACGCAGGTTGTAGTTGTCACTACCGCGACAAAATCTAGTTACTGATATTATTATGCAATGGGAGGATATGTCAAGTGGTAGATAAGGCAATGTTAAGAAATTGCAGTACGCTAATAAGAAAAAACGTCACTCTGAAAACTTGGGCGGAGAAAAAAGGTTTCAAATACTCCACCTTGGCCAAGTTTTTGGCGGGGCATTGCGGCAAGCGGCAAATCGGAATCAGCGCGGATATTTTGGCAGCACTTCGCGCAGACGGGTATCTAGACGGCGCAGCATAACTTAAGGGGTGCCAACATGCAACTAAGCAACGAAGAGATCCGCGCCATAGCCTCCGAACTCCACCGCCTACTCCGTGGCATGGATGATGTGCAAATGGACGCCGCCCACCTTATCCGCACGGTGCCGAGAGAGGAGCGCAAGCGGCGGAGCATGGAGCAAATGCGGCAAGAGAAAGCAGCCCGGTAGCCAACCTCAAACTAGGAGATGTAATGTCATTTACCGATACTGACCGGAGCCTATTCAATGTTGTGGTTGTTTCCAATGTCCCTTGCGCTGGCGAGCCGTACCGTCACTCCGAGGTTGCCAACGTCCAGCCGCTAGAGTGGTCGCGTGCGGTCAAATGGTTACAGGGGATACTAGAGGGGGTGGGGCGCTACTGGTTGGATGAAAAGTTTACGGATGCCTACATCGAGCCCGCAGATTGCCCCCGTCCGTGGTCGCCGGATACTTTGGCCGCGTTCAATCGGGTTTGCGGATATACCGAGACACCTGGCCGCGAGGGTGTCCACGTTGAACTATTCCAGCAGGCGGCGGATCGGCTCATGGGGAGGGTGTCATGACATGCGATAAGTGCAAATGGTGGCGCAAACTCTTCTGTGCGAACATTTGCGAGGGTATGCGCGAGGAGTTTATTCGGATCGACATGGAAATCATAGCGAGGTGGGAAAATGAGTACACGAAAAAGGTCAATTAAATTCATGGCGGCGGTAACTTTTGCCATTGCCGCAGTGATGCTGATGGTGGCATGGGCCGCGACTGTACCCTCAATGGTGCCGGATGGCGTTAACTCAAATAACCTAAAGGGCGCTTGCAAGTACCAAGCACGCGCATCGCTGAAATAAATATCTTAACTATGTCGGTATTTGACTTGACATGCTTACGGTATGCGCTACAATGTCAACTATCAAGCGCACACAGGAGGGAGCATGGCAAGAGGCGATAACATCGATATCACATTTTGGGGGCGCGACCTGAGCGTTGATTTCCACTACTACCCGCCGTCTCGCGGGGAACGCGACAGCTACGGGGTGCCGCTGGAACCGGACGAGGATGGAGTTGTCGAGCTGGAAGCAATCTGGATGAAGGGGCGGGACATCATCAACATGCTGAGCGCGGACACGCTGGGGCGGATTGAGGCGGATATCATGGAGAGCGGGCGAGAGTAAAAGGCGCATTGCGAGTGCGCCTCCACCTTTAACAGTGTAACTAACAGGGGGAATGTACCATGACTTACTTACAGGCAAAAGCAAAATTAGCGAATATCGCGGGCGGCAACAAATTCAGTATCTCGTATGGCGAGACTGAAAACTGGTCACCCGACTACTCCGAAACGCTCGTAGGTATCACCATGCACTGCGGCAATGAGTGCGTATGCTCGGGCATCAGCTATGAGCACGCCTTCGCGCTGCTGGCGTCAAGGTTGGACACGCAAGCCGCCGCAGAGATGGGACCGACTTCGGCGCAACATCCTGACATGGAGGAGGCCGCGTAATGGAAAAGGGACTCAGTTTATACACGATGACCGCGCAGATGATGGAACTTATCGAAGCCGAAGACTGCGACGGCGAAGCGATAGAACGCGCATTCGGTGACATCGCCGCCAAAGATTGCCGCATCGCGCATTTTGTTAAAGACCTCACGGCGTCCGCTGAAGCGCACAAGGTGGAGGCGAAGCGCATAGCCGACAGAGGGAAGGCGCTAGAGAACAAGGCCGCACAGCTAAAGGCATATGTGCAGTCGAGCATGGAACTAATGCAGGTCGATTCCCTGGTGGCGGGAACATTCAAGATCAGCATCCAAAAAAATCCCCCCGCCCTCAAAGTTATCGACGCCTCACTCTGCCCGCCTGAGTTCCAGATCGTGATACCGCAATCAGTGGTGGAGGATACCGCCAAGATCAAGGATACGCTCAAGGCGGGCGGTACGGTGCCAGGGTACGAGTTGAGCGTGGGTAAGAGTCTGATGATTAGATAGGGGGCATTGTGGATATCACCACTGGCAAAACGCAGGTATGGCTTTCCCGGTATGAAATGGAAATCATCAGGGGTGCGCTAATTAACTATCCCGGTCCTTACGGGCCAGCTGCCGGCCCACTCAAACCTTTTGAAGTTGAAAGATCGGAAAATATGATAGCCGCAGGATTCGCTATGGTGGATGTTATTGAAGCGCATCTTAACGAGCACCCATTTTAGGAGGATTAGCCATGGAAGAAATCGACCACCTTGAGAACAATGATGAGAGGAGGCGGTTCAAGCGCCCACCCTCAGATGCAGATTAAACCTTACCCCCGCCATTAACGGAGCGGGGTTTTTCCTTTAAAAAGTGAAGAAATAAATTGACACAGTTAAGGAATAGGCTATAGTGGTCTTACGATTTAAATCAACGCAAGGGGGAAAGAAACCATGGCATTCACGAAAGCAGTCAAGAAGAAATCGAAGCTACGCCTCGCACTAACTGGACCTTCCGGTTCAGGCAAAACTTGGGGCGCGTTGCAGATCGCCAAGGGACTAGGCGGTAAGATCGCCTGTATCGACACGGAGAACGGGAGCGCGTCACTTTACGAGCACATCCTTGACTTCGACGTTATGAACCTCCCCGCGCCTTACACGCCGGAAGCCTACATATCGGCCATAAAGGAGGCGGAGAAGGCAGGGTATGACGTGCTTATCGTTGACTCAACGTCACACGAGTGGAGCGGCCCAGGTGGCGTGCTGGAACTAGTTGACGCTGTAGCTAGGTCCAAGTATGGCGGCAACTCATGGAGCGCGTGGAGCGACCTCACGCCGCGCCACAGGGCATTTATTGACACGATGCTGCAATGCAACATGCACGTTATCGCAACGGGACGCAGCAAGACGGAAACGGCACAGCAAGAGGGGAACAACGGCAAGAAGAAGGTCGTGAAGCTCGGCATGAAAACCGAACAGCGTGACGGATTCGAGTATGAGATGTCCGTGGTCTTGGATATTGTTCATGATGGACACTTTGCCGTAGCATCCAAGGACCGTACCGGCCTTTTCGTGGGCGACCCGCAACCGATAACGGAGCAGACAGGGCTGATGCTGTCGAATTGGCTGAACGCTGGCGCAGAGCCGCCCGCGCCCGCCGTCCTTAAGATCACCATGGACCAGCGGAAGCAGCTTGTCTCTGAGATGGGGCAGGTTGTCACACCCCCTGAATTGATGAGCCAGTTTAGTATTGGGTCCACCGCTGACATCACCGCTGAACAGTTCCCTGAAGTGCTGATATGGATACAGGAAATGAAAGAGGCGGCAGCGTTGAAAGGGGCGGCATAGTGGGGAAACCGTCCCGCGATAAAGGGAGACGTGGGGAGAGTGCTGCAAAGCACCTCCTCGCTGACCGCGATTACTCCATACTTGCCGACACCTCATCGGGACTATCCACGGATGACCTGCTGGTGGAATCGCCAACGGGGGAGATAATCAGCGTCGAAGTTAAGAATTGCAAGCTGATTAACCTCCCCGCATTTATCACACAGGCACGCACGAACGCCAAGAAGCGCCCTTGGTTGCTACTCGCCAAGCTAGACCAGACGGCTAGTTGGTTAGTAATGGGGAAGGGGCGCAAGGCGGTAATTTGGCACGAAAAGGAACTCAATTAAAAGGGAGACGTTAATGGGAAAGTTCAAAGCAATAGCCGCAGAGATAGGGGAAACAGTCACAGCTAAAAATTTGGCGTATGGAGATAGCTTTGCCAAAACCGGCGATTTCCTCCGCATACTCTACCCTGCCGGTATCGAGCCGGGCCAGTACGGGGATGCCCTCTGCATGGTGCGGATATTCGACAAGCAGATGAGGATAGCCACAGCGAAGGACGCGCTCGGGGAATCCCCCTATCGGGATATCGCAGGGTATGCGGTGCTGGGGATAGCTAAGGATCAAGATTACGCGGCGGACCCTTTCCGCTCGGACGATCCAGCCACCGCCCCCGATCATTTAGAGTTTTGCGTAGAAACCAAATACGGCTATCACCCCACCCCCGCCCCGCTGGACCTGTCGCTGCCGTCTGTAACGGTGGATTGTTCAGAGTTGGCGTGCAACCTTAAATGGCAGGAAGAAATGAAAGAGTGGGGTAATTGCTGCACAGGGACGCTCGATTCGGCCATTGAAGCATGGGACGTGAAACAGGCAGCTCAAACATGGTGGGAGCATGGAAAGTCAGACGATTCGGCCAAGGCGTTACTATCTGCACGGGAAAGGTTGGTTATAGCATATAGCTATGGCGATGATGTCATGAAGGCCAAGCGTATCATGATGATTAAATTAGCCGCCCGTGCCATGTACTCGCCCGAAGACTGCGCCCGAATACTAGCCGATGTCTAAGCCCGATCCCGCCCGGCCTCCGAAGATGACCAAGGCCGAGCGCCGCGCCCTCATGCAGGCCGCGTGCAAAGTTGCCCCCTGCTACTCCGTGGCCGATGGGTGGCCGCGATGCACATTTTGTATCCACCTGAAAATTGCTAACGAGTTGTGAAAACTGATGATAACAGGAGTGACACATGAAAACGACTGACACCGAAGACGCCGCCGCATACATCGACCATTACGCCACCGTCGCCGCAGGGGTGACCGTGCTGAGGGGGTTGCATGAAAGTAGATAATCCAACATTTAACGTGCATGGTGAGGTGAATTGTAATCAATGCCCGCTATCTCCATGCCGGTCAGAGAAGTGCTACGCATGGACACGCGCCCACCTCCTCGGATGCCCGATGGAACATTCTTACCCCGATGCCGTCACCTTCGCCGCTGGCGGACCACTTTACTAGGAGCCACAAATGGAAACATACGCAATAATCATACGCAAAACGAAAGGCGGCAACAAGTTCACCGCCCGATGGATGGACCGCAACGACATCGAGCAGTTCCGCACCATACTCCGCGATTCCGCCGAAGAGGCGCTGGCCGAGATAATGGGAGTTATGGCACGGAGGGCCGCGCTCAATGAATAAGCTAATGGCGGTACGCAAGGAGTTTGGGGAGCCATTCGTGGACGTGGTGCGCGGGTTTGCGGAGTTGGGATATTCCCGTACCGCTACGGCTGAGATATTGGAATTCAACCTGTCGTACTTCCGCCAAATCCTCACGCGTTTCGACCTGCACAAGCACTTTCCGCCGCAGTCTGCCATGCGGGACGAGTGTAAGGGGCGAGGGACGGGACGCGTGAAAGGGACATTGGCACCACGGCCAAAGGTGTACAGCGATAATTATCTACTCGACCAAGTGCGCCGGATGCCGTCATACTCATTGGCGCGCTGCATGGGCGACGTAAATGTCTCGACCATTCAAAACAGGTTTGGCACGTGGACGAACGCCAGACATCTAGCGGGGGTGGCAGCATGAGGGTGTGCATAACGGAAGGATGCAACGAAACGCTTGATCCGGCGCTGAGTAAAAAATTCATGTTCTGCCCAACGTGCAAAGCTGCCCGCAAAAAGGCCACTAACGCTAATCGGTACAATGGGCCTAACTCGGCATCTGCGCGGACATCGGGGGTAACGTTAGAGCCGAAGGTGCGGGACTACGCCAAGATGAAACACTACGGCCCCGAAATGCACGAAGATTACCCCCAGGTGGAACAGCTTAAGCCGTGGGTAAAGCGCATGGTGCCAAAGTTGATGACGGAGGCGGAGCAGCGGGAAATCGACAGTGAAGCGCGGCGGAGGGATGACGAGCGCCAGGGGTTCAAAATTGCCAAGTGCCGCAAGGTGCCACCGGAGGAGTGGGCGAGCATGAATATCACTCCGATCAGCGAGATACCTTGGACCGGCGGGCCGCTGTATGGGCTGGGACAGTTGGATTTTTAGCGTCTTTGCGCTTGCATACTTGACTAAGTTATGTTAAAATTCACGGTGTTAAGTAGGATAACCTCAACGATTAGGAGAATATTGTGGCAAGTTTAAATCGCGTGATGCTCATCGGGAATCTTGGCAAAGACCCAGAAGTTCGATACACCGCAGGCGGCACCGCTGTTGCCTCCTTCTCCCTCGCCACTACCGAAAAGTTCAAGGGTAAAAATGGGGAATGGGAAGAGAAAACCGAGTGGCACAACGTCACCCTCTGGGCGCGGCTAGCGGAAATTGCCGGGGAATATCTGGCGAAGGGCGCAACCTGCTACATCGAGGGGAGGTTGCAGACTCGTAAGTGGGCGGATAAGGAAGGAAAAGACCGCTACACGACCGAGATTGTGGGCGAAAAGATGCAGATGCTATCCAGCAAGGGCGGCGGCAAGTCCGACCCCACCGGTAGCGCGAAGCCGCAGTCTGGTGGGAGCGCTCACACCGAGCACCCCTTTGACGACACAACGGATATTCCCTTTTGATATCAGCTAGTTAGCCAACTACCCCCGGCCTATCGTCGGGGGTTTCAACCACAACGGAGGTTTCAAGTATGAGCGAGACAGACCACTACACCGGCAAATTGACGCGAGTGCCGCATCCAACAGGGCAGACGCTTGAGCAGGTTGCAGAGGGTGTATGCAAGGGCTTGGGCTTAGAACTGTCCAGCTACAACCACACATGGATTGACGAGTTACAAGATTCCACAGAATACTACGTTGTAACCGAAAGCGCCATATTCTCTGTCCAGAGAAAGCGGCACGATGAAGGCGAGGACATCTTTGACGCTGAGGTGCAAGAGGACGGCACTATAGATTTCACCGTCAAATATTATAACGGCGGGTGCGGCTTCACCGAAGCGATAGAGGCCGCGCTAGATAACCTGAAAGAGTAACACACCACCCCACCCCCCCATCTCCTTCGCGGGAGAGGGTACTAAAAGGAGGAAATATTATGCAAACGGAGTTGGAGCGATATAAAGAAGCTGTCAAATATTTGTCGGCACGCTGCAATATCGGCCGCGAGACTACGAACAGGGTCAATTCGATCTTGCACCCGCCGCCAGAGATGGAAGAGGTTGAGGTGGAATCGTGGATGGGGTTTGACTCAAGAGGCGTGGTCGTTTATTGTGGCCTCACCCGCCCCAATCCAGCCCATTACGATGGGCTAGTCAAGCTCACCGGCAGCCACTTGCGCCCGAAGCCGCCGAAGGTGGAGCGGAGTGTTAGTGCGGAGGTTTTGGTCACCAATGGCGGCTTGACGATGGAGAGGGTATCGGCTGCGGCCACCCATGGTGCCCCGTTCCGAGGGATCGGCGAGATTAATGGCAAAGAGGGTGTGCTCACATTTACATGGTACGAATGATTCACCACCTCACCCCCCTACTCCGGTAGGGGTTTTCTTTTATCAGCAACATTTTTCTGCACAGAGTAAAGTTTTAGCTTGACGGAGTGCGGAGCGTTTGCTAGAGTGTATCTACAAGCAGCGACAACGACGCAGGGGGATGACATGAACGGATTTGATGGAAGCACAGCAAAATCAATTGTGGCAGCGATTATAGCGGACGGTGCAGCTGGTGCGTATATGGCAGCAACCGAAAACGAAAGAACAGAAATGATGCTGGCATATCTGCAAAGCCAGATTAAGAAGACTGAGCAGATGCAGACCATGTACATGACTAATGACAGCTTTAGGGCAAATTTCAGGCAAACCGTGTGCGAGATGTGTAAATAGACAACCCATCGCCAGCCGGGGCATTATCCGGCGAAGGAGCTACTGTGAGCCAATCAAAACTTATATCCCCGTCACAGTTCATTTCTGCCACTCAGATAGACGACGCCTACGACACGTTGGCCGAAGAAAATAAGATACTCCGTCAAAAAATACAAGACCTGTGCGAGTGCGCCCTTGCAAACATCAAAGGCCGTGGAAGGTTGGCAATCATTCAGATGGGGAGCGAATGGCCGTGATGAATAAAGTTATTAAACTGACTTCCCGCACCGAGCGCGGCCCTCACCTGTCAGGGGAAGCATTTTGTGCAAGATGCCATCATGAGTGGATATCAGTTGCGCCCGTTGGCACGGTAGATATTGAGTGTCCAGAGTGCCACACCATGAAGGGGCTATTTAAGCACGGGTGCGAGCCGCAGTATGAGGCGTGGACGTGCAACTGCGGTTGCTACATGTTCATGATTTCACCAAAGGGCATTATCTGCTGGAACTGTGGAGATTATCAGTCGGGGATGTAAAACGATGCCACGCTAACGCGTAGCCCTGCGCGGTCATGCAGTGGAGGGTATTATTGCCGTATTATATTACTAGAGAGGTGGACACAATGATTGAGCGAGACGCCTACGGCTATTCGCGGTGCACCAGTTGCAAGATAGCATCGGCAGCTAAGCATGTCCGGCTGAATATAGCAGAGATGCCATTGGAGGTTCAACTCATGATTGACCATAATGGCTGGCTCACTGTTTTACGTGGCTTGCTGGATTCACATAGTATCAACAGCTGACCGCTGCCGCGAGGTGCGAGAGGGGGAAGTAATGAATATAAAATTAGGGAAAGGTACCACAGAATATGGCCCCGGCGTAAACGTGGAACTTGACGGGGATGAAGTCGCTACAGCTATTGGCGCTTACCTTGTGGCTCACGGCGTACACGTTGTAGGACCCCGGACTATATCTGTTAACGGGGAACTGTGTGAGTTTGGGCGTGTCTATGTTGACCCTTCCGGGTTTGTCATCTCGGGCGGTTGCAAAATCTCAGGCAATGGTCAATAAAGACAGCGACCATCTCACGCAAATAAACTTAACTAAGATAAGAAAACGCTTGACGCAGCTACGCAAATAGCATACATTGTTTTCACCCCGCGCAACCATCGCCGTGGTGCTCGCGGGTAATCCCCCTTCCGTAATTCTGCGGTCGGGGGAACTTTGTTATCTAGGAGGGAATATGGAACCACAAGAGGTCTTCCGCATCATCGACAAAGCCACTGGAACCCACGTTGGCTCATATAGCCGAGCGTGCCATGACGAGTATGACTTTCGGAGCGCCGAGGCTGCAAGGAACGCAAACTGCCACGGAGTTTTTCGCAACACGGCAAAGTATAAAGTTGCAAAGTACCGCGTTATTTACGAATTAATCGAAGATGATGTTGACGGCGCGAAATAGTGAAGCATGGACAACTGAACGATAAAACAGGAGGAAGTATGATAGTGGCGGGAAAGTATACGGGCAAGAGACAGTGTAAGAAATGCGGTTCACTCACCTTCCACGAAAGTCAGGTGGGCGCGTGCGGCCCGAGAGAGCGTTGCTGCTCATGCGGATACTCGATATGGGCGCAGGGGCCGCTGGTGGTCAACATGGACCTGGCGATGGACGGGGGGCGGAGGTGATGTGCGAACCCGAGAAAGTTATTATAGGCAACGCGGAGCTGTGGTGGGGGGATTACAGGGAAGTGCTGCCGAGCATAACTGGCATTGATGCCGTTGTCACCGATCCTCCTTATGGTATCAATGCGAACCAGCAGACCCTTGGTGCAGGCAAGAAAGAGTTTGCAAGGGGCAAGGCATGGGACGCGGGCTTGATTGACCTTGCGCCCATGCTAGCGGTCGGCAAATACCATTGCTTTTGGGGTGGCAACTACTACACTAGCACGCTGCCACCTGTTAACTCTTGGCTTATCTGGCACAAGCTAAATGATGGCCGGTCATTCTCCGAGTGCGAGATGGCATGGACGGACTTTGCAAAACAGACGCGTCACCTTTCCCATCATTGGGGCGGCGAAGATAAGCAGCATCCGACCCAAAAGCCCTACAAGGTCATGAACTGGACCCTCTCGCAACTGCCGCCTGACGCGCTTACAATCTGCGACCCTTGCATGGGTAGCGGAACTACTGGCGCAGTAGCCACGGCAGAGGGGAAGCGTTTCGTTGGCATCGAACTCGAGCGGACATACTTCGATATCGCCTGCGAGCGCATCGAACGCGCCCAGCAGCAGGGGAAATTGTTTTAACTTATCCCCCGGCTTGACTGAGTGAAGTTTATCTTGACTTTGTGGGGCAGTTATGCTAGACTGGGGCAAATAAAAAACGAACTTTTGTCGGAGCGTGCAGGCTATCGACAGATCATAATCGTAACGGTAACGGCCATTCGGCCCGCACCCTTGAAGCCACTAGACGCCCTGCACAGCGTTTAGTGGCTTCTCGCTTTTTTTAGACTGTGGCAGCAGTCACAGGAGGTTTCACTTGAGGTGGTTTAAGCACATGGCAACATCATCTTCCGATGAAAGGCTTTCGGAAATGAAAGATATTTTCGGGCTAGAGGGTATTGGTTTTTGGTGGACGTTACTAGAGGTTATCGCACTGCAAATGGATGGGAAAAACCAGAGGTATGAAGCTGCATATTCTCTTAGCGTTTGGGCGCGGAAGGTTGGTTGCCACCACCATAAAGTGAGCGTTTTTTTCAAAAAATTTGAATCTGTTGGGCTGATTGACATGTCATATGACGGCAGTAACGGTGTCGGTAAATTGATAATCGGCGTCCCTAATTTAATCAAATACCGTGACGAATATTCGGGGAAAAAGGGCGGAACACTGACGCACGATGACGGATGCCCGATGTAGTTACATGGCCGTTACCCTACATGTTACCCGGGGGTTACCCCCATGGTTACTAAGGGGGGGTAAGTGGTAGGGTAAACCCGAAGTAATTTTTGCAACACGCCGTATTTTAAAAGCAAAATCTGTAAAGTGTCGGGACACTCTGTTTATGTATCTGCTTCTGTTTCTGTCTCTATACAAACACCTTACTACTAAGGAGATAAGGGATGTACGAACTACGAGATTATCAGCAGGGCGCAATTGATAAAATCAAAGCAGCATTCGTTCAAGGTAAAACCCGAATCATGGTCTGCTCCCCTACCGGCAGCGGCAAGGGCGTCATGCTGTCGCACATTATCAATAGCGCATCTTCAAAAGGCAGCAAGGTTTTGTTTTTGGTGCATCGCCGCGAAATACTCAACCAAGTAAGCGCGTACATGGATCACTACAACATTCCGCACGGCATCATTATGGCGAACGAGCTTTACGACCCCCGCCACAATGTCAATCTTGCCAGCATACAAACCATAATTCGCCGCATGGAACATAAAACTTACGACCTTGCCGACATTATTGTCATTGACGAGGCGCACCATGCGACCGCCGACACTTACCTCAAAGTAATCGAAGCATTCCAGAAAAAGCTCTTAATTGGCTTTTCAGCCACTCCGGTGAGAAAGTCAGGCAAAGGGTTGGGGAAACTTTTTGACGCCCTTATAACCGTAGCCACGGTTGCAGAACTAGTAAAAGATGGGTTCCTTGTGCCTGTCAGATACTACGCTCCGTTTGAACCGGACTTGAAGGATGTGAAAATCACCGCTGGCGATTACAACGAGAAGCAACTTAACATGGTCATGATGCAGGGCCAGATAACCAAAGGCATCATTGAAAACTGGCAGCAGTATGGCGAGGATCGTCAAACGATATGCTTTACCGCTACGGTCGCGCACTCGGTCGCATTATGTGAAGCATTCCAAGCGGCGGGCATTGCAGCAGAGCACGTTGACGGCAAGAGTGAGGTTGAAGAGCGCAAAGAGATATTGAGGCGATATCGCAAGGGCGAAGTCAGGGTTTTGTGTAACTGTGCCGTCTTTACCGAGGGGGTAGATATCCCCCAAATCTCATGCGTCATAATGGCACGGCCCACCAAATCACTTGTTATGTACTTGCAATGCGTTGGGCGAGGTATGCGGATATGTGATGGGAAGCAAGATATGATCCTTCTCGACCATGCCGGTGTCTATTGGGAGCATGGGCCGGTAGAAGAGATTTGTGATTGGACTCTTGATGAAACCGTTAAGGTGACAAGCGAGAAGAACGACATACGCAAAGAAAAGAACTCTCGGCCAATCACTTGCTTGAAATGCGGGAGAGTCTATACCGGCCAGCTCAAATGCCCTGGATGTGGCACCATACCAGAGGTGAGGAGATACGGCCAGGATGTGGAATATATTGATGGGGTGCTAGGTGAAATTGTGTACAAGGGCGGCATTGGCATGGGGGGCAAGAAACCCAAAGACAAGCCAGCGACCCATGACGAGAAGCAGTCGTTTTATTCGCAGCTCCTTGGCCATTGCAGCAATAAGGGATTCAGTCAAGGATGGGCAGCGCACAAGTACAAGGAAAAATTCGGCGTTTTCCCAAGAAGTATGGAGCACGAACCGGCCAAAATTACCGAGTCGGTTTCGTCGTGGATAAAGTCACAGAATATCCGCAACGCGAAAAGTAGAGAAAAGGCGGCGAACCATGCCGCGATGTGAGGGGGATCTTTTCAGCAGATACCTTAAATTTACTCCAATTAGGCTACGGGACATAGAAGCAACGGCGCTAGATATGGGAGTGTCGCTAAAGGATGCCATTAGTTCACGCCGGGCATACCTATGGCATGAGCTAGACTTTTGGCTTGAAGTTGAAACTGATCCAATGACATGGGACGTTCTATGCAAGCCGCTGGCGTGGGCGATCATAGATGATATTAAGAGGCTGCACGCTGACGCATTCTGGAAGAGTAAACCGGCGAGCAAAAACGAGGTTACACAGGAGATGAAAGACCGAGCGCGGGCCTATCCTGTAGCCGAATTGATCCAGTTCCAAAAAGGCAAGTCACTAGCTTTTTGCCATACAGACAAAACGCCCTCGCTTAGCCATTATGCTAAAGGCAACATCGCCCGGTGCTTTGTTTGTTCTAAGTCATTCGGGCCAATAGACGTATTGATGGAGAGGGACGGCTACAAATTCCTAGATGCAGTGCGGGCGCTACAGTGAAACATAGCGAGGTTACAATGATAATATTGGATGTATGCGGGGTGTCATTGTGGGAGTGTCCTACGGATAAGGCTAAAGCATTGTGGGTGTCTCAACCGTCTGAGCGTTGGCGGCTGTGGACTAACGACGAAGTGACCGCCCACATGTCATCCTCCCCCGCCGAGATACTAGCCGCTATCGCGCAGAAGAGGGCGAAGCCGGGGAAGCTCGCCAATATCCCGGTCACTCCCCCCACCTCCCCCCAGTCGAGCGCGTCGTGGTGCCAGGGCGAGGGGTGTCTCTGCTCAGAGATTGCGGAGTGTGGCGGGTCGTGCAAATTATCCTCGGAAATCTCCTTAACTGGGTAGAGTTTTACTTGACATGGTGGGGGAGTGTGCTATTCTATGGTTAAGACAAACGCGGAACGGGGGGAAAATATGTTTGGTTTTACGAATGATGCGGCTGAGTATCGGAGGGTAATTGATTTTAGGGAAGCCGCCAAACTGGACGGGTGGGAGCATCGCGCAACGTACAAGAACGAGTCCGCCAAAAGGGTGACAACCCTAGTCCGTGACGGATACAAGATTCACGCCATGAGTCGAACCAATGTCGGCAAATGGAAATACGAGGCGCAGATTTGCATATGGGGGCCGGACGGCTGCGCGATAAAGCCGCCAAGCGTGTATGGATGGGACGCAATAACTAGCAACTATCTGCGCTGCCACTTCTGCGGTGAGGTTTCAGAGTTGCACCAAGTGGGATTCGCAAACAAGGCTTGCGCCTCCTGTCTGCCTGCCGCCAAGAAGAAATTGGAATATCCCGGTTGGTGCAATTAACTGCGCCAACCGCCCGCCGGAGCGCATCCGGCAATGTTAACGTCAATCTAGTACAGGGAGGGAATATGCAGATTAAAAATCCAGAAGAATGCGCTTGCGGTGTCGAAATTGTCTGTAGACACTGCCCATTTACTGACGGCAACGGCAGGTTGACATCCGCAAATGGGGTTAAACTCTGCGAACTTTGGAACGAAAGCCACGATCTAACTTGCCCTACCCTGGAAACTTACGCCGAAGCCTGCGAAATGGCAGCGAGGGCCGCATGAAACTGCTGATAGAAGTGCCGGAAAATGTTGACCCTCAATTTTGTCACCCGTACTGTCCCGGGCTCGATACTACTCCCGGGGGCGGGTGCTCTATATTTGGGGCGTCATTGTCGGTTGATTGGGGTGAGTCGTCCGCCCGTTTCATCCGATGCACGTCTTGTATTTATGCGGAGTTGGTAGCCGCTGGCGTTGGGCATAAAACAGAGGTGCCCGCATGACCGCATATAACATCATCCGCCACAAGTTGGCCAAGTCCCTCCGCGCCTCCGGCCTCACCTTCCGCGCCATAGCCGCCGAGATGGGCATCACCCCCTCCGCCGCGTCGAGATTGTACCACTATCAGCCAACTGGAGCGCGGAAGGGCAAAGTTGCCAGCGGGAACGTGGAGCGGGCGAGGGCGCTACGCGAGCAAGGGATGACCTTTAGCGCCATTGGGAAGGTAATCGGATGCAGCAGGCAGGGGGCGCACGCGTTGTGCCACTACAGGGCGAGTGACGAGTTCCGACAAAGGGGGGGAATGTGACGCGCAGGGAATACAAGGAACTTTGCCGGAGCGTGGCGGGACACAGCCGGGAGTACTTCATCAAGTGTTACCACGACCCTAGCGGCTTCATGGTTGATTCACTATTCGGGATGGAGGTCATGGCAGAAGTTATGGCCGAAATCAGAGAAGTAGTCTAACCCCGCTATCGCGGGAAACGGGAGGGAGTATGTTGAATTATGTCTGCTTTGGCGTGTCGGTTCTCATGTTGATGGTATCGCTGGCGGCTGGCTCATTTGGGTGGGCTGCTGGATGGATGCTCCTTATGTTGCTCACCGCTTCTTTTGTGGCAGATACCGTCCAGACGCGGGAGGTGATAGCCAGGATTCCAGATGAGTTAAAAGCCGAGATGTATCTGGCGATTATGGCGGCAAAGGCGGGCAACTAACCGCCCCTCGGGGGGCGCATGAGGAGAGGGATGACGTCTATGCGAAGATTGACGGGGGTTCCAAAGCCGGAATGTGCCGAGTGTAAAAACTTAGATTGTCAGTGCGGGAAATGCATGGGGAATATCAGGAAACACGGCTGTGGCACAAACTACTGCGAATACAACGCGCACCCCGACAAGCCCTACGAGTGTGCTGGCAGAAGGTAATATCACCCGCGAGAGCGGGAGGAGGGGAGATGCAGAGCCTAACAGATGAAATGTGCGATAAATTCCGGCGTATGCCGTGCAGCTTTAACGATATGATCCGCCATGCGTACAAATCGGGGGCCGATTCTCGGACTGCCGAGGTGGAGCGACTGGAAACGGCGCTGGCTGAACTGGGAGTGATGCCAGCCGAGGCTAGATCGGGCGTGGAGAGGTCGAAAGCTCGTCGCACCGAGGTGGAGTGGTTGACGGCTGAGAATACCACCCTCCAATCGCTGGTCCCGCATCCTGGCGACGGTTCTTGTGACTGGTGCGGATTTGGCCCGGCTACTCCGGTAACTCTCTGCGAAGAGTGTAGTGGACCGAAGGCAGAGGCGGTTCGGCCATGAGT